AGCTGGAGCAGGTAGCTGCAACCGCCCTCGGTGCAGTCGGTGCTCTGTCACGTCGTCTCACTGAGGCTCTAGAGCGTATTGAGGCGCTGACCGCCCGCATCGAAACAGTGGAGGATAAGGATCTCCTTCTCAAGAAGAAAGATACTACTACTACTAAGAAGGATAACTGATATGGGACTATGGATGAAGGACGAGAATGGCAATGCTGTCCTGGTTACTTCGGGTCCGAATGCTACAGGAGATCACGACCATGACGAGTGGGTAGTTCTAGAAGGCGACCCCACGGACCCTGATATCCTTGCTGTATGGGAAGAGGGCCAGCTTTTGTACGATGGTGTGAACGGTAGTAATGATATAGACGGCCCCCACTCACATGACGACTATATCCGTATCACCGGAGGGACTATGATAGGTGACCTGTCCTTCTCTTCTTCGGCTGGAGTCCTCAACCCTTCCCGAATCTATGCACTTAAGAATAACATCAACCCCCGCTCAGGGGTAGTCATTAGGTCATCAGATGATGACAATAGTGCTCGGTTAGCCCTTTATGGGGGCCAGGACCCGAACACCGCTGGTACAGCGGTGATAAAGCTGGGAGAGTACGAATCCCAAAAGTGGCACTCCGGTGGCACACGGATCGGTCGTGACCTAACGGTTGAGGGCGACGCCTCGATAGGGGGCCATATCAGTATCGGAGGCGATACCACATTAGAAGGTACGGTAGATATCAATGGAGACATTTATGGGGATGTTACCTTTGTAGAGCCCATTCCCGTCGAAGGTGTAGAGTACCTTTACTCATCGGATGTCACTATTAAAGGTAGCGCTGAAAGAGGTTTCTCCATAGACCGTACGGAGAACCCCAACGTAGATGCTCTTGTTCGACTACTCTCATCATACTCCTACGAGGAGATCAACGTAGACCAGCCTGTACTCCGAAACTACTTCGACGTAAGGGTTGGAGACGGTAAACCCGAATCATCCGTGGCTAGGTTCCGTGAGGACAAGGTAGTGGAGATCCCTGGTCAAGTTATCGCCCCTAATATACGGTTTGGTATCCCTAATGATATTGACGCCCCTGCCGTATTAGACCGTGCCGATACTGCCGTCCTGCCGGAGATTAACGACGAGGACGCACTCGCTTCCAGCGATAACCTAGTCACAGTCAACGAGGTCATGGCAGCTATGCTTGTCAAGATCAAAGAACTATCTGCACGCATCGAAGAGCTGGAAGGAGCCTGATATGGGACTATGGTTAAAGCAAGGCGATGATATCATACCCGTATCCGGTGGAGTAGGTGGAGGCGGAGGCACGTTTGATGGCGAGCATGTTCTAACGGGTGATCCCGACGATCCCCCCGCCGATTGGGAAGAAGGTCAACTCCTATGGGACGGTAATACTACTTCTTTAGATGGCGACGAGATCGTTAATAACGGGGGCGGTCATAACCACGAGGCTCTCTACCTTTCGTTAGACGGTGGTGCGCTTATGGGGGACCTCCTTGTTGAAGGTAATCTTACGGCAAGAGACACATGGACGCAGAATCTACAGGTTGATGGCTCAGCTACTGTGGAAGGTAACCGCGTTGTTACCGTTACAGCTAGTACGGGTACTCCTCCTAGCGGAGGAGAAGAAGGCGATATCCATATCCAGGTCTAAGTATGTCATCTCTTAACGACGTTTACCCTAACAAGACCAACGTGTACGTTGGGGGCTGGAAGTCTTGGAAAAAGCCGTCTGCATATGTTAGCGGTTCTTGGAAAGATGCTAAAAAGGCATGGGTATTTAAGGATGGGGCATGGGTCCTCGTATGGGACGCTATAGCCGCTGGTACGTTCCCGAACCCCCCCGTTGCTACTGTGTCGAACGAGGGGGTTGATAGTGACGTTACGGTGAACTGGGATGCCGTCCCCCAAGCTACCTCTTACAACGTATATAACGTAGACGGGACTGTGATTACAACCAATACGGCGGTCACATCCTTTAAGGACACCAACCCTCAGGACGGTAAGGCCGGTTACACAGTTAAAGCTAACCTACCGGGTGATTACGGCAACACGGAAGCAATATCCAATGTATTAACCCTGGCGCAAGCTCCGTCGTCGCTGACAGCAGCACCAACAGGCGGCGTCAACGTGGCTCTCGCTTGGTCTGTTTCGGATGTCGGGCATCACGATCAGATTCAGGTGGTGCGTGGCGATTCGTCGCTTGCGTATCTGGCGAGAGGCACTACGTCATACACCGACACTAACGGCCAGGAAGGCACCGTTGAGTCGTATCAAGTGCGGGCGGTCATCTCAGGCAATCATGGCCCGTACTCCAACTCGGCTACGTCTGCGATCCCGGCGAATGTGCCGACCAATGTGACTGCCGAGGCGACCAGTACGAAGGGTGAACTCAAGTTGTCGTGGGATCATCCGGCTGGCAGCCGTACCGGCTATCAAGTGCAAGCGAACGATAGCGAATGGGTCAACGTGAGCGACACGACATCACCGAGCTATCACACGTTCTCGGGTTCGTCTGGCAGTAAGTCGATGAGGGTTCGCACACTGTCGGCTGGCGGTGCCTCCGCATATGTCTCGGCATCAGCAACGCCGGTATGGTTGTATGCGCCGAACGTGCCGAGAAATGTGTCGGCTACTGCAACTTCGACAGTTGGCGAGTTGAAGCTCACCTGGTCTGCGCCGACAAACGACAGCACGCACGACGCACCGACGAGCTATCAAGTGCAAACGTCAACGAACAACTCGTCCTGGACGAACCGAGGTAATCAGTCGTCTGGCTACGTTTACGACTTTGGTTCTTCCGGTTCCGGTGCCCGTTACATGCGGGTGAGGGCCACGAATGGTGCCGGGTCGTCCAGTTATGTCACGAAGTCGGCCACGCCGCTGTGGGACAGCACGCCGCCTGCACATCCGACGATCACGTCGTTCAAGCCTGAGTCGTCGTACGGACGGATGACGGTTCGGTACACGACGGCGAGCAGCGACAACTACGAAGTCAAGCCGGTGTTCCGTGTCGATGGCAAGGTGTACGGCACTGGGTACGCCTGGACTCGTGTCAACAACTCAACGTCGTATTCGTACAACTGGGGCACGTCTGATGCGTTCGTCGCTGGCAAGACCATCTATGTCGGCTTCTACACTCGCGACGTGTACGGCAACGAGCGTGCGCCGTCGTTCTCGGCGTACTACACGTTGAAGCCGAACTTCATCGAGTTCTACGCAACCGACTCGGCGCACTGGCAGGGCAACCGGTTCAACATCGTGTCGTCTAACGCTGGGAAGCCGATCCAGGGCTATTACAGCGACCCGAGCAAGAAGTACAACGGCATCTGGACATACGGGGCGAACACGATCTACAACGGGTTGAAGGCGTCCGGCTCTCATTGCGGCACCCACGTCGATGTGACGGGGAAGAAGATCGCGATCTTCCGTCAGCAGTCTGGCGGTGTTTCGCAGGCTCGTAACGTGTACGTCGGCGTCCACGGCTTCACTTATGTTCCGCCGTCGTCCGAGACGCATCTGGAGCCGGTCACCCGACAGCAGTTCGTGGGGACGATCGGCTGGACTGTGAACAACCCTTCCGACTTCGACATCCCGAACAGCGTGTGGGACCATGTGATGTCCGGCGTGTTCCAGGGGTTCGGTGTCCGCGACGACTCGTCAGCGAACTACATGATCCTTCAATCTAAAGCCTCGCAGGCTTACTCGGGCAAGGTCGCCGTCTGGTGCCTCGGCTGACCTATATGCCATGCACCCGCCCGTGTAAAACCCCCAGAATCATGGTATACTGTACGAGAACGGAGATTACAGATTATGAAAAGTATTAAAACACCATTCTCCGTCGAAGACGGGTCAACGTCTACTACTAGAACCTTTGATACGATTATCAAACAGAAGATTACTGATGTTTTGATAACCTCATCTAACGAACGTCCTACCAGACCCGGTTATGGGGGAAATGTCTGGGCTAATTTATTTGATACCTTTGGCGAATTGGAGCAGGCAGACTATAAGGTAGACCTAATCTCTTCTATATCCAGAAACGTATCCTCCGTAACCGTCCGTGACGTGTTGTTTACTAAGCCGGAACCAGGTGTAGTGAGCATCACTGTTTTATACTCTACCCCCCTTTCGGCGGTAGCTAGGCTTACACTAAACCTTCCCACACCCTTTAACGAAGAGAGCGCCCTGACCGATGGCATTTAACTACACCTCTAGAACGTACACCACAATCAAAAACGATCTACTGGCTCGTGCCAGTCTCGCTCTCCCCGAGTGGACCGACCGCGACCCGTCAGACTTTATGATGCAGCTTATTGACTTATGGGCGTACGCAGGTGACTCCATGCACTACTACATCGATCGTGGAGCGGGTGAGGCTTTCCTCCCCACAGCGCAGATGAGAGAGTCAGTCTTGGCTCACGCCAACCTGTTTGATTACCTCCCAAGCAACCGGGTCGGTGCTACGTCTTCTATTACTTTGTTTAACAACCTAGAAGAGTCTGTGGACGTTCCCATGTACACCCGCTTTATTCTCCAGCATGATGGAAAGTCTAACAACGTATACTCTACGGGTAACTTCACTATCCCCCCAGAGGGTGCATCCAAGATTCTGGTTGCAGAGGGGGAGATTATCCAAGAGCGAGTTCTCACTGCCTCAGCGTCGGGCAGGGACCGCCAGAGTTACACCCTCCCGAAAAAGGGTGTAGTAATTTCCTCTATTGTTGTCCGTGTATATGAGGCTGAAGATCGCCCCGTTATCTATCAGCACGTTGATCGTCTGATTAACGCAAACGCTGGGGACCGCGTGTTTAGTACCCGTACCAACTCAGACGGTTACACGGAGATCCACTTCGGTAGTTCGATTAACGGTGTAGCACCCTTCACAGGCACCAAGATTACGGCTACGTATGCTACTTGTAAGGGTAGTGCCGGTAACTACCCTGCCAAGTCCAGTGAGTTCTTGTCCTGGTACTCATCTCCCATTATCGGAATGGAGATCCGTGGCTCCGATACGTTTATTGGGGGGCAGGACGAAGAGTCCATAGCGTCGATGAAGGCTAACATCCCGAACACCATTGCCTCTCAGAACCGTGCCGTTACTAAGAAGGACTTTGTGGCTTTGACAACCCAGGTTCCAGGAGTCAGTAAGGTAGCGGTGGAATACACCCCACCATTGGCTCAAGGAGAGAGCGGTGTGGTAAAGTTGCACCCCCATAGCTTCGATAGTAATTACCTCAACAATTCGGACACTATCGATGAGGACGGGACAGTCGTCCCTTCATCATACCATGCTGTCTCGCCTCTCCTTGCGGATGCGATTATAGAATCAATTGCCCCCCGTGCCCTCCTTGGGGTAGACATAGAGGTAGCAGATAAGGTTGATTGGACCGCCATCGACATTGAAATGGTCGTACACGTTAACCCCCGCTTCGTTACTGACTGGGTTAAACGGGATGTCGAGGAAAACTTAGACCGTTTGTTCATGTTTGATAACGTGTTCTTCGGTCAGAAGATGCACTTAGGTCAGGTGTATCAGTTTGCTCTGGGTGTAGATGGGGTTGACTACGTTACCGTCCAGAGGTTTAGCGATAGAGACTTCGCTGTCGACGCACCCGATATCATTGGTGAGGATGATGAACTTGATGTCTTGCAGGAGATCCAAATCAGTGACATCAAACTCCCGAAAAAGGGCAGAATCGTAGTTAATGGTACGGGCGGTATCTCATCGGTAGATCGGGATACAGAGGGTAGCTGATGGCACGTATAGCTTTCCAGCTTCGCCGGGTAATGGATGACCAGGGTTCGTATGTAAGGTATGACCCCTCACTCTCAGCCTCAGCCTCAGGCTTCCCCGACGATCCTCAACGTGAGCTTGAAAGGCTTGATGTCGATAACCAGTTAAAGGCAGGCGGTCTGCGGCTGCCCCCATATGGGGGTGCTACAGACAGTTACTTTGAGGTAAACACCACTACCTACGGTTATCCTAATCCGGCATCTGGTGAGCCGTACGCCACAGGTCGTGTACAGCTTAAGTGGGGCGTTCCTTTTGAGTCTATTGATGCTCTTAAGGATGTAAATCCGCGAGCGGTAGGGTACATGCTGGTCTACTCCGACCAGGGTGCCCCCGAGACGATCTCTAACGGTGAGGTACTTAGCGAGGGCTACAGATTTAAGGAAGACACCATTGTTACTACATCCTTCACGCACGACGGACGTAGGGAAGGTAGGTGGGCTTACTACTCCTTGTTCGTCAACTACCGTAATAATCCAGACGCAACTAGGGTTTCTAAGGACACTGGTGGAGAAGACTATTCCGACCCGAAAGAATGGGCTGGGTTCTACGAACGTGTAGCTTCTCTTGCTGTAATTGTTCCTAAGGATTACGGGTCTACTATGGGACTGTACAGCCGTATCCCTAATCATTACAGAATGGCTGACGAGGCTCAGGGTACCGCCCCCGACACTACCGTTATCGAAGTTGGTGATGGGGACTCGCCCGATAAAGTCACCTGTCCTGAGTACGGGACGCTTCCACCCGGTGGCAAGATCGGCCCCCTGTTTAAGTTCTTATCTATCATAGGGTATGAGATGGATCGTATGCGTACGATTATCGACCACAATATGATTGCCGTCGATCCTGATATCACAGGACCTGAGACACTAGATGCCGTCGCAGAGCACTTCGGAGCTAGCCTCAAGCAGAGCGACCTTGGAACCATTCGTCAGCGACAGATGATGAACAACCTAGGGCTTTTCCGTAGGACTAAGGGTACGGAGTTCGGAACCTCCTTATTCTTAGAATCTCTTACTGAACGGGACGTAGGTATAGACGTTGATAACAAAACTCTGACACTCTACTCATCTCGTGTTAACCACATTCTCAACCCACGTAATATCCCATTTAACGATGGTCGCTCGGATGAAGAGGTGACCCACAGGTCACCCGGTGACCTTTTACTTGGGGACGATGATGAAGCCACTTCCGCTGTCACCATTACGTCCCCCGTCAACGTAGTGGCACTGGATAAGGTGGTGTTTAGCATCCATGCCGGGGGGTCTAACTTAGACAATGTGTTGTGGGCAAGGTGTATGAACTTGGATGGTTCGCCTGTGATTACCCCCGATGGTGGACCCGCCCTGTGCCTATACCCGATTAAGGTCGACGGTGTTCACTATTTTGAGATAGATGTGCCCTATGACTTCCCAGGGGGCGAGGTTTACGTTCAGTACGGGGTCAAAGACTGGGATCAGATGAATAACGAGAATCTTAACTCGTACTATCTACTGGAACTCAATCATATCGGACCCTACTTTGATGGTGATGTTATTCGTGGTGGTTGGTTCAAGGATGATAACGACACGATATCTGACTATCGATGGGAAGGTGGGCGTCACGAGTCACGTTCTCTCTACTCCGATCAGTGGGAGAGGACTAACGGGTTCCTCGATACAATCCGTGAAGAAGTCCTACCTATCACGGAGCTAGACAAGTACGATGTTCTGGACTACGCCGCAGTGCTGAGCGATCTGCCCCCAAGCCCCGACTAATTGGTGCTAGGTGTTGCATCTGTAGAGATTAGGTGGTAGAGTACCTGTCACTCACTACAGGAAGGACTCAACAATGGGTACATATGCCATCATCGGACGAGGAGCTAACACACCGAAAGAGGTCATCGTCGCTGGTCTCAAGGACTCTCTCAAAGAAGGGGATTCTGTCAAGGTCGCATGGGGGAGTTCATCTATGACCGTGGACGAAGGCTCCCTGTGGGACTACCTGCTTGACTTTGAAGTCCCTACCGTCCTTATGTACGAGGACGGGGACAAAGTAGTCCCTCTCCTGAAAGGGCTTGAACACGTCGATATCCGTAAGACACGGAACAAGTTGTCGTCCACAGTGTCGGACGTTGACCAGGTACTTCTGATGTGGGGAGAGGATCAGGAGACTGAGGACATGCTAATGAACGCCTTTAACGTGACAGGTGAAGAGGTCAGATACCTTGAGCTTACCAACGGCCTTGAGCCTATCATCTTGGTAGACGAGGAAGACGTAGTGGTTCCCCAGGAATCACCTTCCTCAGAGGTTGTCGTAGAGGACTCCGAACCGGACGACGACCGCTCCTTCACTAAGATGGAGCTTGACACTATGACTGCACATGCTGTGAAACGTTACGGTGCCCGTATCGGGGCCACAGGAACTACTAAGTCAGCGATCATTGCTGAGCTTTTCCCAGATAGTGGTACGTCCATCATGGGGCCGGGTCCACGACAGGTTGATAATGCTGTCAAGGACGCATTAGAGGTTGTAGGAATCACAGACAAACCCGCTCCCCAGGTCAATGAGAGTATCATTGACGAGGCTTTGAAACCCCTCCGTGATCTCCTTATCCTCCTAGCCTCGACCTCAACTGCTACGATTGAGGTGTTACAAGATCAAGGGATGCTCGATGAAGGGGCTAAGTAGTGGGTGATTGGGACGATTGGCCGGATAACGATGGCGATGCCACGGACTGGGAAAACCCCCGCCCCCGCCCCGTATTCTTCCGTAGGAATATCAAAGACCTTATCGATTATTTCTCTTACCATAAATCGATGGGGGACATGACTAAGGTAGTCGATCAGGAGGACAAGAACCTCCTCGGGTATACCTTCATACGTCTCGCCAAGGCAGGTTATACCGACATTTCTCTACGAACATCGGTTGACGTTTTCTTTCAAAGCATCGCCTCAGATAGTAATAAGCCTGCACGAGCATTCCTCTCTCGGGAGGTTATGGACGCTTGCTTGGCCGGGGTAGCCGTCACTGTCAGTCCCGAGGAGCATCCCATCTTCCACTGGCTGTTAGAGGGCATGGGCAAGTCTGAGGCTCTCAGCGAGGTGAAAGACAAGAGACGGGCCGTGCTGTTAGCCTGTAACGAGTGTTTTAGATATCCAGAGGTTATTGCGGAGATCCTGTCTGCCGACAAGTCGTTCGTGTACACGTATGCTTTGTTGTCCTCGCTGGAAAGCGTGGTTAAGTACAATATGGCAGGTAAGCCGTACGACAAGTCTGATGTCGAGCCGCACCTCGCACTGATTGAGTGGTGTGCCCTGCCTAAGGAGCTAGTCAGCCCAGTCCCCGCTCCCCGAGGTATTAGACCCCAGCGGGACACACTCTCTCAGTACATTATTGCGTACCTATCAAAACGTCAGAACGTTAAGGAGTATGAGGAGATCGCAGGATGAAAACGCCTCAACAGTGGAAGAGTAAGAAGTGGTGGTCACACCTTTCCGAAGGTGATCGCATGTCTCACTTCCTTGGGAGTGTTAAAGGACGCCCCCTCAGAGAGTCAAGAGATGTATCCCATGACTTAGACGACTTCGTAGACGAGTACGAGGAGGGAGCAAGTCTCATCCTCTCAGGACGTGCCGGGTCTGGTAAAACCACTACTGCGATCCGATTAGTAGAGGACCTCATCACCGAGCACGGTGCTTCGGCTCGTATGATTACGGCTGATGCTTATGTTGATATGATTAAGAATAGCTTTGAAGAGGATGGGGACGGCATCTTGTCAGACGAATACAACGATCCCTACGCTCTCAAACACATCCGAGCTTCGTATGATGTTCTGCTCCTCGATGATCTTGAGGGAACCCGCAAGACGGAGTTCGCCGCTCACGAGATCGGCACCCTCATACGTTCTAGGTATGACGCAATGCTCACGACCGTTATCACCACTTCCCTCTCCGTTACGGATATCAAGGCACGGTTTGGAGATAGACTAAGCAGTCCGTTGGCCTCTTTTGAATTGGAAACCCTCTAATGGAGAAGGGCGACATCGGTGTAACTATACATAGTCGTATCGCCTGCTGGTTTGAGGGTTTAGTCGTAAACGTAGAGCAGGAGCCGGTAAAACAACCGGGTCTCCTATCCAGGATACTCAAGAAACACGATTACGTTGAGGCTGACGACTGGGTTAAGCGTACGATGTCTCTATGGCGTATCAACGAGATGCCACTTCGCTCCCTGATACACCTCAGGAACCAGTTAGGAATTGCGGTTGACGTGTACACGTACTATGATGACTTCATGGTTGAGCACATTGAGAACTACCTGGCGAGGAAAGGGGCTGATTGCCGGGTATACTCTTACGACAAATTAGAAGACCTGTCAGACGACATGCGCTACAACCGTGAGATTCACACCCTCTTCACCCCTTACGAAGAGGACGCTAAGGCAATCGGATGGCATCGTGCCACGGTAGTCAACCCCGATGGAAAGTTTGGATACTAAATGTCAGCATCGCTAGAATCGCTAATCATCAGCAAAGTAATCGATGAACAGTCCTTGGAATCGACTATCAAGTTCGGGCTACGTGCGGAGCACTTCACAACCACGTACCGTCCGGTCTACGAGTGGATATTAGCTTACAACCAGGAGCACGGCTCCGTCCCCACTGACAGAGCTTTCGCAAAGGCTCATGGTTCCATCCTTCTTGACGATGCTTCCGCAGAATCCTGGTCGGGTCTTGTAGACGAGATGATGGTCCAGTACAAGTTTAGAACCATCGCAGACGTGCTCACACGCTCTTCTGGTGAACTTGATAACGGCGACGTTGAGAAGGCCATCTCGACTATCCAATCGGGGCTTACCGAGGCTACAAAGCAGACCAGCAAGCTCAGAGACTTCGACATCATTCAGGACTGGGAAGAGCGTCTTGCTAAATACAACGAGATGCGTGACAATCCGAACGCTCTAAGGGGTATCCCCACCGGCTTCCACGGCCTCGACCAGATCACTCAGGGCTTTCGTCCCCAGCAGTTCGTGGTCCTTGTGGGTGAGCCTAAGCGTGGTAAGTCTCTGTTTGAGTTGATTATGGCAAACGCTGCTCACTATTCGGGTCGGACCCCTTTGTTCGTATCGTTTGAGATGTCGGTGCAGGAGCAGTTGTCTCGGTGGGACGCACTCCGAGCCAAGGTTGACTATAACAATATCCTTACTGGCAACCTTTCTAATGCTGAGATGGACCGCATTGAACGTCAGATGTTGTTGGCTAAAAACATGCACCCTTTCATTATGTCTGAGGACTCTACGTCCCTGACCACCGTTAGTGCTTTGGACGCCAAGGTGCAAGAGTTTCGCCCTGACGCTCTCTACGTAGACGGTGGGTACTTGATGGACGACGATAACGGAGAGCCAAAGGGGTCACCTCAAGCTCTCACGAACATCACCCGCTCCATGAAGCGCCTCGCTCAGAAGTGGGATATACCCGTTATCCTCACCACCCAGGTCCTATCCTGGAAGCTCGGTAACAAAAAGACACGAGCCATTACAGCCGATTCCATCGGTTACACCTCGTCATTCGTGCAGGACGCCGACCTTGTTCTCGGTGTAGAGCGCAACCCAGACGCTGATGACCAGAGCATTATCCGTGTTGTGGAGGCTAGAACCGCCCCCCGAGGCGAAGTCCACGTCGCTTGGGACTGGAAATCGATGAACTTCACAGAGCTACACCAGGGTGAGGATGCCAGTGAGCTTGAGAGTGAAGGGTTCGTACCGTGAGCAGGGCAGGAGACTTAGTAGAGGTACTAGAGGATCTAGATGTAGAAGTCCACAAGGTGACGGGGGACGAGGTTCAATGCCGCTGCCCCGTTCACCACAAGTTCAAGGGTAGAGAGTCCACCCGCTACACCTTCTATATCAACACAGATAGCTACCTGTTCCACTGTTTTACATGTGGTGCTAGAGGGAGTCTGTATCAGCTAATCAATGAGCTTACCGACGACCCCAGTCAACTGTGGCGTATCCAAAGTGGCATGATCCAGAAGGGTGTGAGCAGGCTTGAGCCTGAAGAGGATGTCTATGAGGCTCCTGTGACCCTGGACTGGCTCAAGTACGCTGAGTTTGACAAGCTCCCGCAGTCTATTATCAACTTACGTAAAGTAGATCCAGACGTGGCACTACGTCATGGTGTACGTTGGGACTCAGATATCAAGGCGGTCCTCACACCTATCGTCTCCCCCCTAGGAGAGCTAAGGGGCTACCAACAGAAGAAGTCAGGGTGGGTCAACAACTTCCCCCAGGGAGTACACAAGAAGGATACGCTGTTTGGTATTGAAAGAGCGGTTAACCCTATCGGTATCCTACTGGAATCCCCCCTCGATGTCGTTCGCTTCCATTCCGTGTACGGAGGCTCTGAGTTCAGCGCGGTGTCTTCCTTCGGTGCTAACGTTTCCTCTGACCAGGCTCGCCTATTAGAACGTACCTTTGATACGGTCGTGTTAGCCCTTGATAACGATATCGCTGGATATAAAGAGACCAATAGAGTTGCCAAGTACATATCCCCTCGAAAAGGTCTCCGTTACTGGATCTATGACAAAGACGACCCCAAAGACTTAGGGGACATGACAGATGGACAGATTATGGACGGAATGAGGAGGATCAGCAGTGTTTATCGGCAGTTTGCGTAAGTACCAACAAGATGCTGTGGACCGTATGGTCGAGAGAGGCCAGATGATGCTCGCTATGACCATGGGTGCCGGAAAGACCCCTACGACTCTCGGGGCTATCGAGCAGATGTACGAGGAGGGGGATATCGACCGTGCTCTGATCGTCGTCCCCGCATCTCTCAAGCTACAGTGGAGGGACGAGATCAAGAAGTTCACTAACGGACGTACCATGGTTATTGACGGTACTAAGAAGAAGCGTGAACGACAGTGGAGGACATCGGGCGATGCTCGCTATGTCATTGTCAATCCCGAGACCCTCCTCAACGACTACAAGTTGATAGGACAGATTCAAGCTATCGTCATTGATGAGTCCACGATCATCAAGAACAGGTCGGCCAAGAGGTCTAAATTGATGAAGCGCCTAGGAAAGACCGTCCCCTTTAGGTTCGCTCTTACCGGACAGCCTATTGAGAATCGCCCCGAAGAACTGTTCAGTATCATGGAGTTCGTAGACAAGGACGTACTAGGTAGCTTTGAGCAGTTCGACCGTACGTTCATCGTCCGTGACCATTGGGGTAAGCCCGCCCGGTATCGGAACCTCGACAAGATGCACAAGACCATGAAAGAGTGTATGGTCAGGAAGACACGCGAGGATATAGCGGACCAACTGCCCAATATCATCCATCAGGTGATACCAGTACCCTTTGATACCAAAGGTGCAGCGGTATATCGACGTATCCAGTCAGATCTCGTTGACACTCTCTCTAAAGCGCTCCGTAAAGGGGGTAGTGGATTCTCCCTGTGGGACCACTATAACAACGATGGGGACGGCGGGGAGGAGCAGGGCGAAGTGATGACCCGGCTTACTACCCTGCGTATGCTTTGCGATAACCCTGCTCTAGTTCGCTGGTCCTCTGGCGAGTACGCTAACCCTGACACAAAGCACGGGAGCGAGTACGCTAACACTATCGTAAACGCCGGTATCATGGACGGTGTTTCCGCCGCCCCCAAACTAGACGCCGTGGTAGATTACATAACAGAGGTACTAGAGGAGTCTCCTGACAACAAGGTCGTTCTCTTCTCGTTCTTTAAGGAGAACCTGAGGCTGATACAGGAGGCCACCCGTAAGATTACAAACAGCGTCCTGTTCATGGGCGGTATGACGGCAGACGAGAAGCAGGATAACAAGAACAAGTTTCAAAGCGATCCAAACACCAGGCTGTTTCTATCGAGTGATGCGGGAGGGTACGGTGTCGATCTCCCCCAGGCTAACTACCTTATATCATATGACCTTCCCTGGTCCTCGGGTAAGCTAGAGCAGCGGGAGGCACGCATCATTCGACTGTCGTCCCAGTGGCCCCACGTCACCATTGCTACATTTGTGATGGCTGGCAGTATTGAGGAGCGCCAGTACCAGATGCTTCAGGAGAAGCTGAAGACTAACGAAGCGTTCATCGACGGTAAGCACCATGATATGGAACAGGGTTTCTCTCTCACGCTGGATAATTTAAGTACATTTATGAAGGAATCTATGGTGTGACGTTGTGTTTACACCCTCAGGGTGTAATATGTACTCTCACTATTAAGGAACTAAGAAATGCGCCCACTTGACCGTACCCTACATCTAGATAATGCCCCCCATCCGTACTCCCGGCCCCTAGAGCCTGTGGGAGGTTACCCCCGTAAGTACCGCGCCCCGTTCTGGCTCCGCTGGAAGATGCGTCGGTGGAACCGTATCATTGACAACCAGTGGCGTGTCCATAACATTATGATATGGGACACCGCTCGTGCTGTCAACCGATACCGACAGGCTCTTCCAGCAGACTCGCGCTTCTCTCGTGAGGACCTTCCTGATAACGTCCTCTATCGGAACGTCCCTATCGTAAGCATTAGAAAGGCTAAACATGGATAACTTGAAGAAGTTGGTTGAGGACTACGTGCAGCATAAGCACCACATTAAGGTGCTTGAGAAGATGGCTGCCGAAGAGAAGAATGAACTCATGCTCTACGTCCAGAATGCGGGCACGCCAGACGATGTGGGCCACACGTGGGCGCAGGTCGGTCCCTGGTCACTCCAGGTACAGCGTAGGCAGGGGGAACCCCGCCTTGATAGGGATGCTGCCACCGAGTGGGCCAAGGAAGAGGGCTTCTGGGACAAGGTGTCCTCTACGATCGAAGTGCTTGACGAGGATAAACTCATGTCATATGCCTTTGATAACAGAGAGGACACTGACTTTGAGTCCAAGCTCAAGGAGTTGTACGTTGCCCCTAAGCCTACGTTTGCGTTCCAAACGCCCGTAGAGGACAAGTACAACGACTACTAAGTTGCAAACAATACCATCACATGGTATACTGAGAATCTATTGGAGCAGGTTGAGGAGCCGAAGTGAACACATCCGACGAGACACACGAACCAGAAGACCGTTACACTGTAATGCACGACGGCTTTCTGAAATGGGTAGCGGTAGTTCCCTGCCTTAACAGTTTCTTTGAGTTCACGGCCCGTACACGTCGGGGCGCAGTAAAACAGGCTGACTTCTTTGTCAACAATTTGCCTGTGCCGAGGCCAGAGCTATGAAAGACCCTGCCCTCGATAGATTCTACAAACTCGCTGCAAGCGAGCCTGGGTTTGAGATGCCAGACGGGGAGTCACTTAAACAAGATCCCACACCGGCACCCTCCTTCCCAGGTAATACCCCTCCCAGGAATAGTCAGGAGACTCTTGACAAAGAGGTGTCTTCTGTGTTAGGGTCTTTACCCTACAAGAAGATGGTAGTGGGCAAGGAACGAGAGACCAAGAAGATGTACACCATTGGTGCGCTGTCTGAGGCTCTCGGTAACAAGCCCGTTACCATCCGCTCGTGGGAGTCAAAGGGGTGGCTTCCAAAGGCCACCTACCGTACGTCAAAGCCCAGGGGTGAGCAAGTGCCCGGTAAAGCAGTACAGGGCAAGCGGCTTTATAGCCAGGAGCAGGTTATGTTTCTGGTTAAGGCGTACAACTCATACATCCTGACCCCCTCAAAGGCCAATTGGCCGGGGTTTAGGACATACATAAAGCGCTATTATCCCAAGCGTTAACCAAATATCAGCGATAATGACAAAGAAAGAAGGTAACAAGATGGGTCGTTTTGACGACGTAGTAGTGGCGGACACCGCAGGCAGTACGGGTAGTACTGACGATGGGTCTGCTTCATCCGAAGACATTGCAGCTAAGCAGAGCGCCCGCAAGGTATTCCGTGGAGGCTGGGGCAGTGTTGATACCGTTAAGCAGCAGGACAGTCCATACGCACAGCGTGTTAAGGTTACGGCAGATCCCGTCCTTGTACGCTTCTTGCAGGATGATCCCTATGCTCACTATCGTCAGCACTGGATCAACGAGCGTCAGGGGCAAAAGTCCTTTACCTGCATCGATGGAGTACATGAGCAAGGTTGCCCGCTGTGTGCAGCGGGCCACCGTCCGAGCGCACGGTTTGCGTTCAACGTAGCTCTGATGACTGAGGATGGTCCGTTGCTTCGTAGTTATGAGGTTGGTCCTCGTGACATCGATTCACTCAAGAACTTCCACAATCATCCGACTCAGGGTCCCCTCAGTAAGCACTACTGGGCAATCTCCCGTACGGGTTCAGGTCCAACTTCCCAGCGAGCACACCAGATGGTGCGTGAGCGTGATCTTGCGGAAGAGTGGCCGTTGATTGAACCTCTCAACGACACATCACTTGAGGAACTTCGCCTCAAGATGTACGACGAGAGCATCATTCCCATCCCCTCCCGAAAGACCCTGGCGACGATCGCCAGCGAGGATTTGGGGGCCTGATGGGGGCCGTGACCCCTAGTCTTGACGGGTCACGGCAGGCAAGGGGGGTACGGGCGAGTGGTGGTCTCGTCCGTGCCCCCTACGTCTCTACTGTCGAGGAACTAGAAGAACTTGTTGAGTACATAAAAGGCGTAGGAGAGTTCTCCTTCGACGTTGAGACTCGTGGGAACATCCACAAGAACAGCGAGGTCCTTGCTCAGGTAGAGCAAGATTGGGAGGAGAAGCAAGCCTCCCTCAAGTCCACTCACCCCAGCGTTATCGCCCGCAGCCGTCAGGCTATCGAGGACCGTTGGACGAGTAACATGGCTCTCGATCCTTTACGTAACGACGTATTCTGGATCGGTCTGGCTACCGAGGGTATGTCATGGGCAGTCCCCATGGGGCACCCTAACGGTGAGATCCTCGTTGAGGAGGTCAGGGGAGATGGTAGCACCGTCCCGCCCCCTGGTTACAGAGACATCCTCTCCTCAGGTAAGGAATCATTACGGAAGTCGAAGTACCATATCCCAGCGGTATTCACACCTCCCCCGACTCAGCTAGACCAGGAGACAGTGTTCAAAGCTCTTGAGCCTCTGTTCTTTGACGAGAACATTGTCAAGGTTAACCAGAACATCAAGTTCGACTGCAAGAGCATCGCCAAGTATTACGGAGGTCAACTTCCTACTGGTAGGTATATCGATACCCTTATCCTTATGCATATTCTCGATGAGAACCTGATGAGGTACGACCTCGGCAGCATCATCAAAGAGAACTTCGCAGGGCACGACCCCTATGCAGCAGACGGTAAGATCGGTGCAACCATCACGTCAGAGGCGTTCAGTAAGGCGACGGCGTATGTGCATAGAGATGTTCGCTGGGCATGGCTTCTGTACCGCAAGATGTACAACAAGATTTGCAAAGTAGAGGGTCTCCATAAGGCTCTCATGCTCGACATTGACTGTATCCGCCCTGTCGCACAGATGGAGATGAACGGCATCCACGTCAATACCCGCAGGATGACCAATGTGGGTAAGGATTTGGATATGGATATCAATAAATGCTTGCGAGAGATTAGCTTCCACTCGTTCCCTGGTTTCAACCCTGACTCCAACAACGATCTGGCTACTCTACTATTCAACAAAACTCGTATAGGTAAGGGGTATCCGTCTGACTATATCAAGGGGCTAGGTCTTAAGCCTGTCAAGCTGACAGCCGGGGGCAAGCCCTCAACAGACAGAGACACCCTGGGTAAGCTCAAGGGTAAGCACGAGGTGATCCAGCATCTCATTGACTACTCTGAGCTTAAGAAACTCAAGTCTACGTACGTTGAGGGGCTGACACCCATGCTCCACAAGAGCAGACTGCATCCCCAGTTCCACTTCCATCGCACGGCCACAGGTCGATTCGCGTCTAGCGGGCCGAACCTACAGAACATCCCTCGTGATACGAAGATTCGCTCCCTGTTTACCGCAGGAGAGGGAGAGACCCTTATCGTGGCTGACTACTCGCAGATCGAAATGCGTATCATGGGTATGTTCAGCCAGGACCAGGAGCTTCTACGTATCTTTGCCAACCCTGATATCGACCTTCACGAGGAGACAGCCAAGCTGATCCTGGGTAAGGACGAGGTATCAGGAGAGGAGCGACAGATATTTGGAAAGACCCCGAACTTCCTTATGGGATATGGAGGCTTTGCAAAGAAGTTGGTGGAGTCTACGCAGGGTCATCTCACAGAGGAGCAGGCACAGGAAGTCATCGATAAGTACAACTCGGCGTATGCCGGGATGACTGACTGGAAACGTAACGTACTGGACACTGCTCGCTCTAAGGGGTACGTCGAGACCCTATATGGACGACGACGTAGGGTTCCAGACATCCTTACAGAAGGTAATGACTCCGACTCCTGGCGTAAGCGTTCAAGGGCAGAACGTCAGGCGATCAACGCTGTAGTACAAGGTACTGCTGCTGAGATTATGAAAGAGGCAATTGTCAATATCGATGGTATACTGCCCTTTCCTACTCATCGTATGCTTGTACAAGTCCACGATGAGGTGGTAGTATCTGTACCGAGTGATGAGGTTTTCGACTGGAAGCCTCGTATCGAGACAGCTATGGGTAACGGGCGCACTCTCATGGGTGTTCCTTTGGAAGTCGAAGCAGGTCATGCCCTATCCTGGGCCGAAGCCAAATGAGGAGACATTATGTCCAAAGATAATTATAAGTACGATGGTGAATCCGCTGAACTAGCTATCCGGCAACGTAGGTTCTACATGAACCTCAACCCCGCTGGACGTGGTGCAGAGATTGCTGAGGCTATGGGATACCTAAGCCCCGCCGACGATGGAGTAGCGTACGAAATACGGGACTCTGTACAACACTGGCTCAAGTTGTCGAGGTCAGGTGGTATCGATGATATCATGGACCTATCGTGGTGGATGGCACGTCTCATGGACCCCACTCACCGCCTCTCTAGGGAGGCTCTCGATGAACGGCACAGTGAGCTTATCTCTTTCGTAGGTGCTGTACTGTACGAGCTTATCGATTCTGGCGTAGTCGATTGGGTCGATGACCCCGATATCCCTGATGTCCTCATGGATGTCGGTGCGCTAAGTAGCGACGAGCGTCATATTATTGATAAACTGGAACAGACCATTACACAGAAAGGAAAGAAAGATGGCGAATGATTGGTGGGCCAAGAAGCTAGGAAGTGATAAGCCTCAGCCTCAGTTTGGTATCACGGTACGAGAGAGGCCTCAGAGCGTTCCTGAGCCTGTACGGTCCCAACCTGAGCCTGTGCAGCCCCAACCTACTCCTCAACAAACCCCATCTCCCCAGGCCGCTCCCGGTCGCCAGAAGGTACTTGACCCCAATAGGCATGATAGTGAGCAGGTCAGCATGGGTGAAGCTCTCCGTCTATGGGAGGGTGGGGAAGCCCATAGGAGAGAGGGAGGTCTTAGCTGTCCCGAGTGTGGGAGCCTTACGGGGTACACTAACTACTCCGGTGGTAGCTCCCGTGTAGCGGGTCACGCCCCCCGCTCTCACTGTTTTGAGTGCGGTTATAACGGCGCTTACCAACAGGGTGACCAAGCAAACTGGTCGTGACCCTCAACATGCTACCGTCCGGTGGTGTGAACATATGAATGACAACGAAGGAAGCACAATATGAGCGATAACTTTAAGACTATTGATGAACTAGCAGCAGACGTGAACAAGAAGCTGGGGGCTGGAGTCCTTATGCGGGGCAGTACGGCTCGGCAGGATGTACCACACCTTAGCACTGGCATTCTGGACTACGACCTGGCTATGGGTGGAGGGTTCGCCGCTAACCAGTGGAACGAGATTGTAGGTAATGAGTCGTCGGGCAAGACGGCTATCGCATACCAGACTATTGCCCATAACATGCGAGAAGATCCTGAGTTCCTCGCCCTCTGGGTAGCTGCTGAGGAGTACGTCCCTGACTATGCGGCATCGTTTGGTATCGATATCGATAGGTTATGGGTGGTCGAGACTAACGAGATGGAGACAGCCCTGGAGCTGGTGCTCAAGTCCGTCGAGAACCATGCAGTTGATATGGTCGTCATCGACTCGATCCCGGCCCTCGTACCTAGTGATGAGGTTGAGAAGTCCATGGACCAGGCAGGTATGGCCGTAGGTGCCCGTCTCCTGGGTAAGTTCTTCCGCAAGTGCGCTGCTGCACAACGTCGCTCTGAGGGAGAACGTGATTGTACTCTGATCGCCATTAACCAATGGCGAGACAGTATTGGCGTTATGTTTGGCGACCCCCGCACCACTCCAGGCGGTAAGGCTAAGAACTACTTTTACTTCATCCGTATCGAGGTACGTCGAGACGAGTGGCTCAAGGATGCCTCGTCTATCGAGTCTCGTGTCGGCCAGACCATCAAGATGCGTTGTTTTAAGAACAAGACGTATCGCCCCCAGCAGACAGCAGAGGTCGACTTCTACTTCGCAGACAGTAAGTCAGGGTTCGGCCTGGGTCAGTTCGACCTAGCGAAAGACGTTGTTACTGTGGCCCTGGCTCTTGAACTATTTGAGGGACGTTACAAGTTTGAGGGGGAGCGTATCGGTAAGTCCAAAGACGACCTATACGTTGCAGTAGCTGAGGATGAGGCACTTTGTTCTCGTATCAAGGAAGCTGCTATGAAGATCCTGTCTAAGAACGTTGATACCTTCCGCAACTTTGATTTGTCAGAAGAGGACTCAGAGCAGTCCTTAGAGGAGGTTGACGTTGATCAATCCGCTTGATAAGATGTCCTCACCACTTAAAGGAGGAGTACATCATGGATAAGACAATCATCGAACGAACAGAACAAGGACAACGGCAGTTCGATCTACATCAACCCCCTCCTGTAGTCGCCCCCAAGGAAGGTAGCCACATCCGTACCCAGACTGGGATAAACTTTGATGTTTCAGACCCCGATACATGGATCTTCAACATGACTGATATCTCCACTGCCCTGTCTAACCTCAGCCGGTTTTCTGGTCACCTTAGCAAGTTCTACTCAGTGGCAGAGCACTCGGTACGGGTGTCTGAGACATTGAAAGACTGGGGCGCTCCCCCCGACGTTCAGTTGCTTGGACTCATCCACGACGCCACAGAAGCGTACCTCCTGGACATCCCTCGTCCCTGGAAGCACCTCGTTACGATTGGGGGAGTAGATTACGAGGATATTGAGAGGGATATGATGGTCGCCATTGTGGAATGGCACATCGCAGAGAGCATCAATCTGCGTCACGCTTGGACTCGTCGTTGGGATCTAGTACGGCGTGCTGACTTGTTCGTATATGAGCAAGAAGAGAAAGCTCGCCGCACCGTTGATGGTGTTGGCAAACTAGCCCCCCACGAAGCCAAAGAAGAGTTCGCCGCCCTATGGATAACCCTCCGCAGCGCAGTACGTACAGGGGGCAACGATGCCAAGTCCTGAGCAGATAAAGAGCCAGAAGCAGGAGAAGCGTCTTGCAAAGACCCTGGGAGGCTCCGTGAATGCCATGTCAGGCGCAGGGTGGGTCCGCAAAGCCGACGTTCGTACTGATGAGTACATGGTGGAGGCCAAGACTAAGATGAAAGACGACGCTAAGACCTGTACTATACGTCATTCGGATCTCAGGGACCTCTCCAAAAGGGCTTACAAGGAAGGTCGCCTTCCTCTCTACGTTTTTGAGTTCGGCTCCCATAGCTACGTGACAATGCCAGAGGACGACTTTCTAGACCTGATAGGTACGGAGGAGACAGAATGAGTAACGATCCCCTAAAGAACTGGCACAAGGTAGAGAGCTACAAAAAGCGATTCTCATCCAAAGGTAACCAGAGGATTATACCTGTCGTTGAGAACGTTATGCTGGATGAGATGGAGGACCGTAACGCCAGTCGTGATACGGCACACCTACACCCCAGCGATCTCGCTAAGACCGACTGGTGCCCCCGAAGTACTTACTTCAAGATCACAGAAGCTCCTGAGTCTAACCCTTCATCTGTGAGCCTCAAGCGTATGAACATCTTTCGTACGGGGCACGATATCCATGACAAGTGGCAAGAGTGGATGCGTCGTGCAGGGATTCTATGGGGAGACTGGAAGTGTGAGTCCTGTGGGCATAAGTTCACGGCTCAATCACCGACGACCTGTCCCGAGTGCCGTGCTGAGGACAAGTTCAAGTACCTTGAGGTCAGTATCTACAACCGCAAACATCACATCATTGGTAACACCGATGGTTGGATTAAAGACGACCAGGGCGATGCCCTGGTAGAGATTAAGTCCATCGGCCTCGGTACTATTAGGTGGGATGCTCCTGGTTTGTACGCAGGCTATGAGAGTGGTGAGATGAAGTTGGATGATTTATGGAAAGCTATCAAGCGTCCGTTTGCGCCCCACTTACGCCAACTCTACTTGTATATGTACTGCTTAGGTTTGGAAAAGGGTATCGTTATCTATGAGTTCAAGGCGAGCCAGGACGTTAAAGAGTTCCACGTTACCCTAGATAAAGACGTTGTTCAGCCGATGCTTGACGGGGCTACAGCCGTCCTCGACTCGATTGAGGATAAGGTTGCACCCCCTATACCCGAAGGTTTTATGAAGTCTAAACAATGCCGGTTCTGTACATACAAAGATTACTGCTGGAATGGAGGGGCAGACAATGCGTAAAGTTATAAAGAGAGAGCTAACCCAGGAAGAAGAACAGAAGGCGTACGACGCTACTTGGCAGAGGCGCTTTAAAAAGGCCATGGCACTAAAGGACGATCTCAAGCTATCGAGGGAAGAGCGATACCAACTAGCTCGGTGGTTACCAGGAGTGCCCGAGGAGTTCTCTGGTTCCTGGAAGGATCTATCTTCCCAGGAACTCCATGATTTAATCGTAATGATGGAGGGATTCCTCTATTTAACCTATATAATGTCTACTAGGTAAGGTTAATCCCTAGATAAGGAACTGTGAAATGGAAGCTGTTAGCTTTGTTACCTCTCCCGAAGTATCTCTATTTAACTCTATGGGAGACGACGAGTCCATCGTTAATGCTGCCAAAGTGTCTGTTAGAGGTGACCTTATTGGTGAGATAGATCCTGAGTCAATGTCTTCTTTTATTGACTTCCTCATGCGTAATCGTCACGGCTCCCCCTTTGAGCATACCTCTATGACCTTTCGTATAAAGGCACCGATCTTTGTGTGGCGTGAGTTCATGCGACATCGGGTAGGGTTCTCCTACAACGAGGAGTCAGCCCGGTACCGGGAACTCAAGCCCGAGTTCTACATCCCTTCCCGAGCTAGGTATCAGGAGGGTAAGCCTGGTCACTACGATATCACTCACGCTGAGGATGGCGATCACGTTAGCGAGGAGATGAAAGCCATCATGGAGATTGCGAGTGCTCACTCGTATGGGCATTACAGGGACCTCCTTTCGGAGGGGGTGGCTCGGGAGGTAGCTCGTATGGTGCTCCCCCTGAACATCATGTCCTCAGCGTATGTCACCTGCAACGCCCGCTCCCTAATGAACTTCTTAAGCCTGAGGGTCCACGACGACACCGCCGCCTACCCCTCGTATCCTCAGTACGAGATTGAGCAGGTAGCCAACATGATGGAGAGCTACTTCTCAGAAGACTTCCCCCTAACGTATTCGTCTTACGTGAGTCGTAATAGGGTGGCCCCATGACCAACAAGCCTAAACAGACTGGTACCGACGCAGAGAACCGTGTACGAGACTACCTACGGGCCAACGGGTGGCCCCATGCAGACCGTCTCACCCTGTCTGGTATCAATGACCGAGGGGACGTACGTCTCCAGGACGGTACTAACTTCACAGTCGAGGTCAAAGGCGGGCAGGGAGCTATCTCTAACGTCCATAGCCATATCAAGGAACTGAGAGAAGAGATGGCAAACAACGGCCACGACTACGGTGCTGTTGTCGCAAAGAAGGCGGGCTCCCGTAACGTCGGGGAAGATTGGGTCGCAATCATGCCAGTCGAGGTTCTAAACAGTATGATCCTGGTTATGCGTGAAAACGGACTCCTGGACAAGTAGTCTGGTATACTTAGACCAAGTACACAACTCGCATATCAGAAGGATTAGAAATGACTAAAAAGAATACGAATGTAGACGACGTTATCCGAGTGCGGGGCGACAGTAATGCTGGCGCTATTGCATCAGTTATTGCACGAGCAGTAGTAGGAGGGGGCAAGCCGAAGATCCGAGCAATCGGAGCGGCTGCCGTCAACCAGGCTACCAAGGCTTGCGCTATCGCTCGTGGTTTCGTGGCCCCTAGAGGTATCGACCTTAGTTATATCATTGGATTTGATGATATCGAAGGTGATTCTGGTAAGCCAATTTCAGCGATTACATGGACTCCTGACTACAGTATCTGATATACTTACTGCATGTTCTCTCCCGAGGCCGACCGTGCCCGTAAAACACTTCAAGGTATGCGAAGTATGGCTGATCGACAAGCTACCAGTCAACCGGTAATCGAGGACGAACAAGATGGACCACGCCCCGTATCCCACCTAGGAGGAGGGCGTGGAAGTAGTTTCCAAGCCTTCGCCATGGCTGCGGGATTCTCTAATGGGGGTCAAAGGGTATGAGTACATCCTTTTCACAGTGGCAGGGTGGGGAAGAACTCCCCAATGACGGTGCTATCGGCCCCACTCCTAGCTTCCGTGACGCTAAAGACCGGCGCTTGGCAGCTTTCGGGGCAACACCTGATGCCCAGTACCCAGATGGTTATATCGGTATCCACGGCTCCACGACACGTCGCCAGGACAAGCTCCTCGATGGTGTCATGCGCCAAAACAAGCGTACATACAGCCGAGGAGTTCACAAGGGTGAGCGTATCAACCAAGGTGATTACCTATGGCCTGATGAGTTTAACCTTATGACAGGGTTAGAACGTCAGGTGTCAGGGGCCAAGTGGGCACCCCCAGGTGCTGAGCCTGTTCGACTTACTAATGATGGTAAAGTCGGCCCCCGTGGTATCCCGAGTGGCCTGCCTCGTGTAGAAGATATGGGCCATATCGATCCGCAGCGTCGTACTGCACTCCAGAACCTAGCGCCGAGTTGGAAGTAATGAATCTACGTGACCAAGCCCCCCGACAACAGTCTAAAGCACCCTTTCAGAGCAGGGAAGAGTTCCTGGTTGATGAGTCGTTGCAGATTGCATACGCCCCCGCCGAGGCTATCAGACAGATTCGCCCCGTAGCTCCTGTTGTCCTTCACGCCGAGCGACGTGGGTTCACAACCTCTCAGGCAGGCATCCACGACGTACTGAGTGCAGACCGTCTTGCACCCTCTAACCGTTCATGGGTGAGTGGGGTCGTCGTACAGCCGAGTATCATATCGGATTACTCTGATACCAAATGGGGCGGATCTGCCCGCAACGCAATGAGCGAAGGAGTTTACTAATGGATGGTAAGTTTAACCCGTACCGAGCAGGTCAGCCCCTCTCAGGAAGTGGTAACCCCAACACTGGTGTATGGCAACGTACCTGGGAAGATGCGGGACCGGGTAGGCCCTCTCATGTCGTTAACACCACGTCTGGTGGTGTAGCGGACTGGTCCGGTAAGCAGTGGAAACCAGAAGCACCCGGCCTTGGTAATAGGTTAGCTAGATCTCTACCCAGCACCGAAACTCTCACCAACGCTCTTCTGTATGGACACGTAACAGCTTCAGACGATGAACCTACAGACGAGACACCTACAGACGCCTTCGGCAAAGTGCCATCTCTCGGCAAAGTGCCATCTTTCGGCAAAGTGTCATCTACAGTGGAAGAAGGAGACGACCCTGACCGGGCAAGGCAAGGTATTGAAGCCTGGAAGAATCAAGTCAATGAGGCTAAACAGGGTGCGAAGAGCGTGGTGGCCCCTAAGGCTGGCCCTAAGGCTGGTCAAAAGCAGTCGGGTGCCAATCTTGGAGCACTCAACAAACTTAGAGAAGATAGGAAATAACAATGTCTAACAACCCTAACTACAACCCACAGGCGAATAAGCTGCAAGGATTCACTTACGGCGCAGGGCTGCGTCAGCCCCAGTACCGTCAGCGCCCTAATCGACCTGACCCCATTTCCGGTAAGCCGGGTGGTGCAGGTGCTAACTACTGGAGCGAGTTAGACAACACCTCCAAGAACCCTAAGGAGGTCGGGGAAGATGCTAAAGAGCAGGTGACAAGTATGTTGGAGCCTCCAGCACGTGTTAAAGACTCTGGGGACGATTCTGACAACGGTAGGACCTTCCCCGAGCCGCCAGAACGTCCAAGCTCAAAGAACAACGCTAAAGACGCACAGGATATTACAGACGCAAGAGTGTACGGAACCCGTGCCCGACACGCCGAAGCCCAACAGCGTTAATAAGCAGTAAGCCCCCAAACCCTTAACCATTATGATAGGATATAGATATGGCTGTTAACGAATCTCGTAGTATGAACTCTGATCTCCAGGAAGGGATCACTGATGGTTACGTGAAGAAGGTCGCCCCTGATCGTGGTGGCACCCCGAACGATGACCTCTCCGCTTACCTCGCAAAAGACGCCCGTCACGACGTTCTCTATGACGACACTGTTTCGCAGCGGGCGAAGGCTCTCGCAGGGAAGCGTATTACTACGATCAAAGGCTAATCATATATAAACGTGGTCTGTTAGGTTACCCATACCTAACACTTTCGGCCCCTTACTGGTGTGTGTTTCTCTCTCTCTTGTCACCAGTAAGGGGCCACTTTCTTTATACAGGTATTGCTTTTAGTCTCCCCTTCAGGTATAATTGCTCCTTCAGCAGGAGGAGTAATAAATGTCCGAAGTACGCATCGTAGATCCCAACACCGGAGGAGAGAAAGGACAAAAACTAGCTCGCTTTGATCTGATTCCACAAGAAGCGATATGGATGCTCGCAGAAGCGTACGGTCGGGGAGCAGAAAAGTATGCCGATCGTAACTGGGAGCGAGGATATAACTGGTCCCTCTCGTTCGGTGCTCTCCAGCGCCACCTCTGGCAGTTCTGGAACGGTGAGGATATCGATGAGGAAACGGGTACCCCCCATATCGTGAGCGTACTCTGGCACGCCTCCGCTCTCGCCACCTTCCAGGCTCGTGGTAAGGGTAACGACGACCGCCCCGAGTACCTAGGACCCATGGATAGATTTACTACCTGATAAGTGGTAGAATACACATAATACGTTCACAATCCGTAACAATAACAGGAGAAACTAATGGCCCGATTGCTCATCTGCAACACCTGCAAAACTGTAGACAAGCTCAATGACTATGCGACAGAAAACGATCCCCAATCCCTTCACGATCACGAGTTGATCGACGCTTGTGATACTCATAAGATGAAGTACCCCAGGGCTGGTGACGTTCACGCTGCCCAGTTATTTAACATCTCAGACGCAGAGCTTGCGCTTATCGATGAGGGTGCTCTTAAGCAGGCTGTCCACGATAATAAGCTGGAGGAGTTTATCCGCAACGAGCGTGAGAACTACAAAGAAGACGCCATGGGTTGTTACAACCTACACAACCGCCCCACCTACGGGTTTGGTTATGGCGTCGGCTGCTCGGATTACCGTGATAAGAAGAAAGCGATCGGACGTACTATCGGTATCCCCAAAGAGGAGTGGTCGTATGTCTGCGATTTCTGTCCATACCATAGCTATGTCGAACACTACAGTAACCGTAAGGTCACTTGGAAGTGAGACGCACCATCAGTACCCAGGAAGCTATGAACGCTGTTCTGGTAGTGGGGTGCGTCTATGAGGTCCTTGCTATTACCACGAAGAAGGCTCCCACAATTACCCGAGTTCTTAAGCGCTGGGGCAACCGTCACCATCTAGGAAGGCTCACACTATGGCTATGGTGCGGTTACGTATCGTGGCACTTCCTTGAACCTGTGGAGGAGACAGAATGATTGTCGTTAACTTTGATGTTATTGCCCAGCCCGCTAGTGAAATCGTACAACGTGTCCCACGTACAGGGGGCATGGCCCTCTGGAGGATCTTGCATGAGTCTCTACACGGTCGTCTGGCTGTGGTTATAGACGAGTGTGATGACACGTTTGTACTTGAGACCTGGATGAAGGTCAATGGGGTCAAGGCGGCGATCTATGACGTACTCTACGCCACCGCCCCCGAGATCAAAGCAGAGAAGGTGTTTACACTGGCTACATCGGCAGGGTCATCAATGACCAACTGGTACGTTGACGTTGACCCCTCCACAGTCGAGCACTGTATGAAGCTGGGTATGACCGCTCTACTGCTCGCAGACCCCTACACCGTTCGTCCTGAATGGAAGAACCTCTCAGCCTCCCCCAGATCGTGGGAAACGTTAGTTGAGGAAGTACAGAAACAGAAGCTAGAACGAGCAGAGCGAGACTGGAGTAAAGAATGAAGGTAGTCCTCGCAGGTGCCGAGAAGGGTACCTATAGAAACGTTCTCAAGGATAACAACGCTCAGTCGGTAGCTATGAACCTCACACACTTCGCAGTGCCGAAGCGTAAGGAGCTGGAGATCAAGGAGTATTTCGGTACCGAGGATGTGTACCTATATACCAGCGATGATGACTCTGATATCGACGGTTTCGATAGCTTCATCCGTCAACACGGGGGCGATATCACCTCGGTTATCGGTCGCCCCGACTACAACGGTGAGTGGTTAGGGGATAAGTACATCCCTATCTGGAACGATCCAGAAGACATCGAAAGACTGGCTCACCTCTGTGAGCGATACGGGCGGGTGGCGATATCCGATAGGGCTATCACGTCATCCACGACCAAACGTATCAAGCAATTGAAGCAGAGGTGGAACGCCTTTATGGTTGTCATCACCGGTAAGGTCGACATCATAGAGTCAGTCGACTGGGATGTGGCTATCGTAACGTCGTGGAAGAGTGTTGTAAGGTATGGCGAAACCCAGATATGGGATGGTCATGGACTACGGCGATACCCTGCAGCTAAGAAGCAGCAGGTACGACAGAAGCACCGTAATGATATCACCCGTCTTGGGGTGGACTTCGATGCCGTCATGGAAGATGACGTTAAAGAGGTGGCTAAGATGGCCGTAATGTCGTGGTTGGAGTGGGAGAAAAGGACCTACGATACCCCCAGTTCTGCGGCCTATGACCCCTCGGCAGGTGAACTCGATGAGGGGTCTGAACACCCCTCAGAGGGCAACATAGCAACTATACCCCCCGATTCTGCGAAACCCGATAACACGGTTTCTAACCATAGTACTATTGCTACCTATGGGCCAGAAAGTAGGCACGAGAGTGACCGGGAATTGCTACCGGTATTTGGTCTAGATAAGGTACTTTCCACCGAGGCCAAAAAGGGCGCAAACGGTGATGAAACCTACGATTTACGCCCACATGAAGAGAGCGTAGTAGCCCTCAGTAGCAAGAGTGTGAGGCAATGTGATAGTTGCTATTTAGCTCCCCGTTGTCCTCGTTTTGAGGAACATATGGATTGTGCGTATGACCTACCTATGGAGCTTAAGAGCAAGTCCCAACTCCAGTCCCTACTCACCGCCATGGTGGAGATGCAAGCGAGTCGAGTTATGTTCGCTAAGTTCGCAGAGGACGTAGAGGGTCAAGGTATCGATGCCGAGCTATCGGCTGAGATGGACCGCCTCTTCAGGCTCGTGAAGGACTTTAAGGACATCCAAGACACTCGTGATGTGTTCCGTATGGAGGTCGAGGCAAAGGGTAGTGGGGGCGTGCTCAGTAAGATATTCGGATCAGATATCGCAGATAAGGCTAATCAGCTTTCCACCCCTATGACCGCCAACGAGCTAGACCAGGCCATCATCGAGGCTGACCTTCTCGATGACCCCCCCATTGATACATAACCAAAACAGACCAAATATAAGGAGCATAATATGATGGATGATGAGGACTACGGAGAGCCAGAGGACTTCGATGTAGATCCATACGACTTCAATGATGATGATGATGATGCATTTGAGGAGTGGTTGCAAGACGTACAGAACATTCAATGGAATAATATCAAGGGAATCTTAGATGATGACCTTACCACTCTGGGGGCTGACCATATCATGTTCAGTATCGATAGGTCAGAGGGATACGACAGAGACCCCAAAGTCGATATCCCCGAGGACGAGGGTATGATAGATATCTTCCGCAAGCTCATCATCACTGCGTACGGACAGGGTTTCAGCGATGATATGGAAGACCATCAGATTATGGGTCTGCTGGAAAAGATATCCCATATCACAGGTATTGACAAAGAGGACATCATCATAGCTATACAGGAAGGGTCTGCTGGTATCGAACAAGTGTTTGGTGGGGACGAAAGTACACACCCAGCCTTTAACCTCCGTGACCGTGCAAAACGTAACCTAGACGATGATGACTTCATTAAGTATGTGCAGGACGACCACAAGTCTTCTAAGTCTCCCGGTAGCCCGGTCCTCCGTTTGGTAGCGGATGACGTAGTAGACGACGTGCTAGATGATGAGGTATCAAACGATGCACGTATCGAGCAGTTGACCGTACTGGACAACATATTGAGGGCGGAGAATGACCCTCGACAGGTTGCCCGTATCGCATACCTTCGACAGCTTATCCTAAGGGAGGACTGATATGGCTGACCTACTGGATGACAGCAAAGCTCTGTGCAAAGACGTTCATGTTGATCTGTTCTTTCCTCCGATATTCAGCGAGGAGAGAACCGCCCCCGAGTCTAAATACTATGACATAGGGCGTCTGGTTTGTGGTAACTGCACACAGAGAGAGGCGTGTGACGCTTTAGGAGCCGATGAAGAGCACGGTATGTGGGGAGGCCGCACCCCGAAGGAGCGTAGAGAGGGTATACCGTTCAATCCGAGTAAGAGGCTAGATCCAGAGAAGATTAACCTACTTCCTCCTCCAGGTGATATGTTATTACCAGAGCCAGAGAGACGGCTCAATATCCCTGATATCCGTTCCAGTATCCGTAAACACATAACAAAGGCGTAGTATGAAAACTTTAGGCATAGCTAGTGGAGATTTTAGAAGCTGCCAAGACAGTCCTGGGGGTAAAACCCCTAGTTGGGGTGGATCTGGCTGGGCGAGGATTGGTCAGTATATTCCTTACTTTAAGGAGGAGTACAACGTTGTATACGGAACCCTGTACTCAAATAAGGGGTTCTTAGGAGTCGAGTGCGATATCACTAAGAGACTGTACACCCCCGATATCCTTATCACTCAGCGTCTTATGAACGACGGTATCGCTAACGACTGTAGGCACTCCGTCAACTCCGGTATGGTTGTTATCCAGGATATAGATGATTGGTACTGGGCGCTCGACCACCGTAACGCTGCATGGAAAGGGGCACACCCTAAGTACAACAAAGCTAGGAACACTGACCACTACACCCGGTCGATACTGGCGTCGTCAATGGTTGTGGCGTCTACTCCCTGGATCGCTGACATGAGTGCTTCTAAGTTCTCGCTGCCCACCGAGATCATACCTAACTACGTTGATATCGATAGGTTTACACGAGTCGAGCAGGACGTGACTGCCCCCAAGCTGGGCTGGGTCGGTTCTACTGCTCACCGTAGCGGAGACCTTGAGTTGATGAGAGGTATCCTCCGTCAGTTTACGGACGACTACCAGATGTACCATGGTGGAGACAACCCACATAATCCCCAGGCAGAGACGTTCGCCCACAGAGTGGGCTTGCCCGAAGATGTGGTTGAGAAGGTATCTTGGTGCTTACCAGAGTACTACCCTAATCTGATGTCTATGCAGCTAGGGATCATCCCCTTGCGTGACATCCCCTTCAATCACGCTAAGAGCGACATTAAGGGTCTTGAGTACGCAGCCTGCGGGATACCCTTTATAAGCTCCTACAGCCCCTCCTACGAGGCTCTCAGGACATCCTGGGGTGGCTCTTTCGATATTGCGTACAAGCCCAAGGACTGGATCAGAGCGATCAAGAAATACACCGATCTGTCATACCGTCAGGAGAAGTCTGACGAGGTATTCGATAGGGTTAAGAGCCGGGATATCAGACGAGGTGCTGATCTATGGCTAGAGCTTCTTAGATCCCTGTAAACCTCCGAGGGGGCAGCTTCGATCAGCAACTCAACCATCAGCCCGCTCACGCCACCGTCTTGCACACACGACGAAGTATCTTTGCCATCGTGGAATCTTTCAACTCATTAGGTGGGAGTTGATCGACGTGCAGAACGGGAAGCTCCATCGCCCTACTGACGACGGCGAAAGCATCACCGCCAAAGAAGCGCTCGCCCCGGTCGGCGTCGTGTGCATCAAAAAGCTGGCTTTCATCTCTATATGCGAGGAGGCGATCCCCGTTCCAATAGGTTTCATACAGTCTCAAAGTTCCGTCACGAAGCAGCACAAACCGCCACTGCCACATGGTCGGGATGTCCGAATAATCATCTTGAGTGGTCATAGTTTCCTCCTCGTCTGTCACTTTCTTCTTCTTTCTCTGGTTGGTTGGGGCGGTCGGTCAGGTACCTGCTCGGCGCTGACCTTTGAGATTTCGGGTGATTGCTTCAATCACCCTGGGATCTTCGCGCTTGTTGCGAACCCGCTTCGTGAACTTCTCGGCAGGAAGGTCGTCGGTGTCCGGCAGGCTGAGAGACAACGAACGTGTCGTCGTATCGAAGCGGTCGCCAAGAATGAACCGTGCGTCGGCGTAGGTTTCCGCCACAAGAATCATCTCGCCGGTCTCGGCATCAAAGATGTCGTACAGGGTTGGTGTTTTTTGGGGCATTGCTTTCTCCTTGGTTGTTTGAGCGGCCCGGTCGGGCCGCAGTCCCTTGTGCGAGCAGTTTAACATCATGCTCAGGATGATATGTGGCACGGTTACTTATCTACCCCAAACGTTCTTAAAGGGCTTACCGTACTTATTGATACGCTGGTTGCACCTCTGTGCATCGTTGAAGTGATCGTAGAGATAACCGGCATAAGTGACGGCTACCTTCCTGTCCTTCTTGGACTGGCTGGCTACCCATCCAGTCCACCACAGGTTGATATCCTCATCGATGTATGGCGTCCACTCAGTGATGCGCCCTGCGTTAAAGTACGCATTGTACGAATCAGCCAGGTAGTAAGCGTACTGGTTGAGTGTGGGCCGAAGAGAGAGGCTCCGACCTTCTGTGACGAGGGAGATCCCCCCGATGATGAACATTGCGACGGCGGCAAGCGAGCCGACTACCATAAAGATAAGGAATGCGTACCACATAGCGTGTGTGCCTTTCTGTTAATTACGAGGGGAGTTAGGATAGTTCTTGGGACGTGATCTTGACAACCTTGTCAAGCACGAACATTACAACGGAGAGGGGCTGGCCGTCTTCGCTGACTAGAACTTGCGCCCATCCCTCTTGGGTATTGACCACCAGCCGACCGACGTAAGCGTGACTATCGCCATCGATGGTATTAATGAGGATTTCGAGAATCGGGAGATTCTGCATAACATCCTCTTGGGTAACTGCCTGGGGCGGCGGGGGGAGAGTATCGTCGTTCATTTTGTGATCCTTTCAAGATCGGTCAGGTGGAGCGGTCGCTCCGATGAATCTCTCAGCCTCAATCAAGGCCCACCAACCACGGAAGCCTTTGTCGGTCCTTTCGGTCCCGCTCTCGGCTGAGAGACTCATCGCAGCGCCCAGCCGAAGCTGGGTCAGTACCAGTCATCACGACGGCGAAGGCCGTGGCGATCCCTTTATCTTCAGCGACTGCGCGCATGGCTGGCAGCTCGGCAGGTGGTGCTTCCCATTGAAGGTAATGGTGGTCGCGGCGTTTCCGCACCCGCATCGCTCGGGGGCGCAGATTGGGAATGTCAGCACGGTCATGGTGTCTCCTCGGTATCGGGTCAGCTTGTGCTTTAACTAACGGGCCAGTCGTACTCAAGGTTGTTGGGTACGTTCGGCCACAGGGGCTTGTAATGATCCTCGTCCTTACGGATGAGGTTGGACTGGTGTGTAAGGGCAATCTGCCCGATACGAGAGTCGTTGGTGAACCACTCAGGGAACGTCACGTCTAACGTATCGAGCACTGCTTGGAAGCGGGGGGTCATAGTGTCATTGTAACCACGACGTGTCCACTCGTTGCAGTTGAGAAGACCGTACATGGCGAGGCCACCGGGATGACCCCGCCACATCTTGGTGGCCGGGTGATTGACCCAGCCCTTGTGGTCTTTGGGATTGCCTTCGTTGTCTACTCCCCGCAGAACATTGAGGATCTGCCAGGTCTCTACACGTTGCTTGCCGAGCCTCCGGTAATCAAGAGAACTGAATCCGGCTGCAATGTCTTGCCCTTCGGGAATAAACGTTTGCATAATAACTCACCTGCCTTTCTGGGTTGGTAGTCAGTGTATAGGGTATTTAGGTTATCGACAACACGACTCTTCGTCGTTATCATCTGCCACGTCGTCGGTGAACAACTCGCTGCCCTCACCTTGTAAGGTGTGCATCACGGCGAACCAGAGAGATCTGATCGCAGACACAACCCATACCAATAGGAATCCCATAGCAAACAATATGTAGATCATCGCAGCTTCTTAAGGGCGGCGGTACAAGGGACGCCGTGTACGCATACCCGGCAGTGTGTCTGGGGGCGGGGAGCGCCCATGGTATGCCCCGCCTCGCACTTGTAGAAGTGCTTTTGACGATTCTTACGCATCTGCTCCTGTTTCTCAGCAGAATTCATACCCATATCAGTACCGGCTTTCTACGAACATGCCGTCGATAAGCTCGGTGAGACCGTCGACCAGATCCATCTCCACGTCTGGTTCTTCCGATGACATATCCCACTCGTAATCTTCGATATCATCGATATCATCGAAGTCGATATCATAGATTCCGAGATCCTCAGCATCTTGGTCGATTAGTTCCTGTAGTTCTTGTAGCTCCATGTCGCCAATCATTTTATAATGTCCTTACCGTTGTCGGTTTCGTTGTCGTCATAGTCCCACTCATCTTTAGAGGGACCGAGGTCTCTACGCCCTGGGCGAGCGGAGGCTCGGAGCACGTCACCATCAGAGAACCTCTGACGGTCGGACGTGCTCCAAGCCTGTCGAACCGTGTACTTAGCCACGGTTCTTATGGTCTCGCAAAGCCTCCATAAGCTCTGCAAGATCGATCTCTGGAGCGCCAGGGCGATTGAATGGGATGATAACTTCACCCCTGGAGTTGGTTCGTATTTCTTCTGACATCGTGACCTCCTAGGTCGGTTGTTGTTGTTGTTGTTGTGTGGTTACACCTTACCAAAGGGCTACGGGTGCCGCAACCCTTACGAGTAATCATCGGTAGGTGTCGAGTAGGGAGTCCTGAGCGTTTGACAACAGGTACTCACCGTCGCCGTCGATAGCTGAGGTGGTGTTGAAGTTCTTAGCCTCCAGGATTCCCCACAGCCGCTCATCGATGGTCCAGATGTTGTCGATGGCGCACAAGGCAATCTCGACATGCACGTCCTTGGTCTGGCCGATACGGTGCAGACGGTCCTCGGCCTGCTTGAGGTCCGCAGGAGTCCAAGGAAGCTGCACGACGACGACCCGGTGGTTACGACCGTCGCCGTGAAGGGTGAGGCCGACGCCAGCCGCTGTGATCTGACCAACGAGCACCCGGCTTGTACCGGAGTTGAAGCTATCGACCGCCTCGGCCTTGGCCGTGTCGCTCATACCGCCCCGAACCGTCGTGGCATTGTACTTCGACAGACCGTCGACAAGCCCGTCCATCACGTCACCGTGCTCGGCAACAACGAACACTCCGCCTGGTTCGCTGTCTAACAGCTCTTTGATGTGAGTGACTGCTGACTCCACCTTGGCCTCTCCCGCCGCCTTACGGAGCGACGTGAGCCGAATGAGAGCCTCTGCACGCTTCTGCCCAGCGGTCACCTTGCCGTCGTTGTTGTCAGCGAGGAACGAGATGATGTCTTCGTGCATACGCTTGTACTTTGAGACGGCCTTACCTTTACCTTCCAGGGCGAGAGACGTGCGGCCCTTGTTGGGCATCTCGATAACGTCGTCACGAAGCCTGCGGAAGAACCACGAGTTGGTCATACGCTTGTGCAGACCCTCGCTGTCGTTGTTGCCACGACCGCCCCACGAGTCTGTCTGGGGAGCATAGTTCTGCCAGAAGTTTCCGATACCACCGATATCAGACCATGCGCCGTTGCCAAGCACGTCGATCTGCTTGGCAAGCTCGGCGTGGCGACCGTTGGGCATCGGCGTACCGGACATGAGCACTCGTGGCCCTGTAATGCTTTTGGATAGGGTATCGAGAGCCTTAGAGCGCTTGGACTCACGGTTCTTGAACCGGTGAGCCTCATCGACCACGAGCGCCCCCACCTGACCGATGAGTGACTCGTGCCAAGCCATGACACTGCTGTCGCCCATCACGAGCACGTCGGCGTCAGCCGGAACGTCGTGAGGCTTGGTCCCCTTCAAGACGTAACCCTTGAGGCCGGGGGCGAACTTCTTGATCTCACGTACCCAGTTGATACGGAGGCTCGGGGGGACGATGATGAGCGTGGGCGTGATGCCTGCGTCCTTGCAACCTACAGCGATGCTGATGCCGCAGGGGGTCTTGCCCAGGCCCATCTCCAGGCCGATGTATCCGTACTGGTCAGTGTTCGACCTCAGGGCGTGTTCGACGGCCTCACGCTGGAAGTCGTACAGCGGGATGGTCGTGTCACCAGGACGCACGGCGGGCGTCGACGGGGCGGGGGTTGTCGTCGGTGAAACACCGATATCGGAGAGCATATCGTTCAAGTTCATATCAGATCCTAATCGTTTGGTGGTGGAATTGTCATAGTAGTTCACGGGGAGCGGGCTGTCAAGCCCGCTCCCGCTACAGGTCATATCTTTGTGATGCAGACCGGGCCTATTCCTCGCTCGACACTCGACGGATCGGTCAACTCTCGTGAGCAGATCAGGCAGTTGCCGGTTCGGTGACCGTACGCCGCTGCCTGCTCGACTGTGATCCTGTCGGAGTCTGTCAGCGAGAAGGAGGCATCACGGTCAAACTCCCAGCCCGACTCAACTTTACGGTGCGCCCAGAGTTTGCCGACCCTGGTTGCCTTGACCTTCCATATGTCGTCGCCCCTGGCGAAGAAGCCTTCGCTGCTAGGACCACCGGACTGCTCGACAGTCGCCGTCATAGCTTTGGGCAAACCTTTGAGGGTATCAATCGCCCCCGAAGCAGCAGCCTTGTTCATCTGCTTGGTATCGATCAACATCTCGAAAGTCTCGCACGTTGCGTTGGTGCGTTCGTCGGTACGATCACACGACCCGATCAGCTTCTGGATGAAGCTGATCTGCTTGTCACTGGCACGGTTGGGGCACCAACCTGACTCGTCGCCGTCGATCTGACACTTGAGGAGCTTGTCGATCAGTGCCGACTTGTCCTTGGATGACATAGCGACGAGGGGTATCGTCGCCATGGCTTCACTGAGATCAGCCATGCCCAGTGCTGTGAGTCGCTCGCTCACGAGCTTGGTGATGAAGGCGTCTTGCTTGGTGGTCATAGCTACTCCTTAAGGTATTAGGTGGAACAAGAAGGGTATCAGGGGGATATCAGAAGCACAACGTCATGGCATTACCTGGCAGGTAATGCCATGACGTTGTGCCGGGGAGCGCCCACCACAAACGCTCCCCGACCAACTGCCTTAGCCAACCAAGGCGTGCAACGCAGACTCGATGACCGGACCCATCTGCGAGGCGCTGCTGATAGTCACCGTAGCGTCAGCGTAGGAGTGACCATCGGGAGGGGTCGAGTTTCCGATACATATCAAGAGGTACTTCGTGTTGTCCCGGCGCTCGGTACTCAGGATCGAATACCTTGACTCGTCGCCCCATGAACCGTCCGTGACGATGACCACGAGGTGATTGCTGACCGAATCCTCGCAGTGGTTCATACTGTCCTTAACGGCTTCATCAGGGTGGGTACCGCCCCCGGTCTCGTAGTGGACTGGCTCGGGGTCTCCGGTAGCAACCTGGTATACCTGCCTGTGGCTTGACCAGAGGAGGAAGTTGGTGGGCAGCCCGATCTCATTGGCCGCTGTATGCAGCGTGTAGATAGCTTGGCTTGCCTCGTCCATCGGAGCGCCGATCATTGACCCGCTATTATCGACCAGCACCGAAAGGTGCATGTCGAGGGTCTGGTTTACCTCACCGTCCATATCTCGACGGTAGCTACGGCTGCCGACCTCACGAGTACGGTATGCCAAGGGGTCGAGGTAACCGGTCTCTTGACCGCCCATCATATGGGGCGAGCGTGCAGCCATGAAACTGTTGAACCCTTCAACTATTGCCGTGGCATTCTGTTCGCAGGAGGAAACTACGTCGGCGTCGAAATCCCGCTTGAGCCCGGTGTATACCGGGTAATCCGAACCCTGACCAGTGCTTGATGCTTCGTTGACGCTGTACGCCATCGCCTGCACGTCGTGGTGCTCTGCTACTTCCTCTTGAGCCTCACGGCGCTCCTGCTCTGCGAGCGACTTGAGACTGTCACCGCTACCGACACCATTGGAAGGGTTATCGGTATCAGTAGTTTGAGCCTCGTCGTCGGTGATGTTCTCGCCACCGCCCTGGGCGATAGCGTCAGTGTCGTCGCCTTCGCCGTCGTCGCCGTCGACGGTGGCACCGGCACCGGCTGCACTGTCAGTGTCGTCGCCGTCAGTGTCGTCGCCGTCAGCGTCTACGCCGTCAGCGTCTTCGTCGTGGTCGGTGGCACCGGCATCGGGGTCTGCGCCCTTGGCCGGTTCCTCGTTACTAGCGAAGCGACGACGACCGTCGTCTGCGGCCCGGTGCTCGCCCACGCTCCGGTTGCTGTCAACACCTAGGTCATCGAGGAACGTCTTGGCGAGGATGACCGTCTCAGCCAGGTCGATGTTGGTCGTCGCTGCCTTGTAGGCGGCGACAATCTCCTCCCACCTGGTGGCGGCGGCGTCGCCGTGCTGGGCTGCGAATAGGTCACGAGCGGCCTGACGTAGGGCGGCGCTCATGTACTTACGCCCAGCGATGAACATCCAAGCACGGTCGTTCATCTCCCCGGCCAGTACGATGTCCGATACCATCACCTTGAAGTACTCAGCGATGCTAGGCACCGATGCCACAACCGCCGACTCCATACGCTGATCTTCCAGGAGGTTCCAGGTCTGCTGGTGGTAAGCGGTCAGGGGGTTGTCACCAAGCTCGCTGGCGGTGGACTTCCTGAGGATATTGAATGGAACGGTGAAGCGAACGTGCCCAAACTCGTGCTGATACACACCCTTGAGGGACGCTACAGCGGAGACGATACGGTCGAACTTGTCCTGACCGTCTCGTGGCATCACGAGGTCTCGACCCGCCCCGACGTAGACGGTCTTGAAGTCAGTCCAGGCAACGGTCTGACCATTGCCGTATTCCTTGCAGCCACCACGTACGGTGATGTCGTACCCCCACGCCCGAAGGAGGGCGGTCTGGGCGGGCGCAACGATACTCTGAATGTGGGAGAGCAGAAGCTGCTCCTCGCTGGGCTTCGACCCCTGGCGCTGGCTGAGTCGCTGCCGTGCGGCGGCTTGTTCCATCTCTTTCTTCTTCTCCCGCTGACGGCGGTCAGCGGCCTGCGCCCTACGCCGGTCGGCGGCGATCTCTTTAGAGATCCCCTTCTGCGGGGCTGGGGCGAGTCCTCTTGGCTTTGCTTTGCTCTTGCTCATGGTGGTGGTGATCTCCTCGGTAGGGGTGTTGGTATCAGTAGGGTATCAGTAGGGTATCAGGTGCGGGGGGCAGTGCGCCCCCCACACCTGTCGTCAGTGAATCAGAAGGGGTCGACGGCTGACGTGCCCACCGCTTCTGCGGGGTCTTCCCTCTTAACGAGTCCGCTGGTCGGTATCGGATACTCAGCCTCAAGCATGGCCGTGATTCCTCCATCCTCGATGATGGTCTCGACACTTGGGCGTTCCCGCAGCGGGAACATCGCCAGGAACGACCATATTGCCGTCTCAGTGCCGTAGGTCGCCACGTCCATGTTGAACCGCTGGAGGGCACTGGTGCCGACCGCCGTCGTGATGGCATTGCGGCTACGGGCTGACCGGAGCAGGCTGCCCAGCGTCCGCACCGTTGCGGACTTGATGAGGCGACGCTCGGTGGCGTCGTCGTAATCCCAGGGAATCCAGCGGGACCGAGCCTTGAAGGCATCGCCCAGGTTCTGGGTGCCCTTGTACTCTGGGTTGATCGTCGTGATGGTCCAGAGATTCTGGTGGGCGGTGACCACCTCGGGGGCGTAGCCACCGTGACCGTCCGGTACTGCCTTCTGAGTGTTGACGAACTGACGACGACCGTCCATCAGGGGGTGCAGGGCCACGGCCTGCGCCGGGGGCACGGCGTTGATCTCGTCCAGGTAGAGGATGCCCCCGCACCGTGCAGCCAGGGGTACGAGACCCTCCATCCAGACCAGTGTTTCTCGACCGTCGACCACAACCGCCGTGGTCATGCCGAACATGTCCATATTCGTGACGCCGATGCTGCCCTGAATCGTGAAGATCGGGTACGGCTTAGGGAGACCGTCACGCTCGGCGGCGAGGACTGCCAACACCTGAACCAGCATGGTCTTGCCGGACTGGGTATCGCCCACCATGGCGATGTTCGGGGAGTACCCGTTGGTGTCACGATCCTCCCGCAGAGCCAGCAGGAAGTCCACGTCAGTCATGCCCCCAGGCACGGTGCGATTGATGTAGCCCTGGACGACCTTCGGGTCTGGCCGGAACCGGTCGAGGGCCGGGTCCATCGGGTCCGTGATCGGCTCGGCCACGGTGAGCGTGGCACCGGGGGTGGCGTCGGTGATATCGGCCACGGTCAGCGCTGCCGGTGCCGGTGCGACGCCCGCCCCCAGGTCGAGGAGGCGGGGGAGGATGTAGGTCTCTTCGCCTTCGATCGAGACCAGAACCTTTCGCTGGTTGGGGAGACCGTCAGGGACGGCCTTAGGGTCGATAACCGTGCCGGTCATGCCCTTGAATGGTCCGGCGTTGACGAATACGTCGTCGCCCTTCGTGAGGTCTGCGGATGAAGCCATGCTGTTGTGTCCTTTCGAGACGTTGGTGGTGGATTGAAAGTGTCACCCTATCAGGTGGGTATGACAGTGGGTATCAGGTGGGTATCAGGTGGTGGTGGAATCTGCGTGGTAAGTGGCGGCCTCGCGCAGCGTGTCGAACATACACACCGGCCTGCTGAGGGCGTCATAGAGCATCCAGCCAGTGCCCAGGTGCTCATGGCACTCGTGCCCTGGGCGAATCTCCTCGATCGTGCAGGCGTGCCGGGGGCTGGCGTGGTCGACCGTCTCGTAGAGACCTGGACGTATGCGTCTGATGGTGCTCACGTCGCTCGGGCACGACGGCTTGTGGGGGGATCGGGGGAATCCCGCCGCAATCGTCTGGCGGGCCTGCAGCTCTGCTCGGTAAGCGGCGGCCTCCTGTGCGTGGGGTGTGGTCATGGTGGTGTCTCCTTGTTGTTGGCGGATGAACATGGTGGTCGGTCGGTCAGCGGGGGAACACGATGTCGAACAGCGCCGCCCGGACGGCTCGGGCCGGTGCGCCGATCCGCAATTGGCCGACGCCGCGGCGGTTCGCCTCGCGGTTGGCTGCGTTGATGAAATCAAACGGCAGGGCGTCGGGCGCTGCGAACATGATGTCCCGGTGCTGGCCGGTGGCGATGAGCCCGTGGGCCATCTCAACGATCGCCGGGTGGTGGCTGATGCGGTCGGCCTCGGCTGCGAGTGCGCCGCCGTCGATGACTGCGGAGGTGGTGGTGGTGGTCATGGATGCATGTCCTTCCTAGGCGTTGATGGGTATGGAGCAGTGCTCCTCAGGGTGCTCGACCGGAGTCGAGAACCCTGAGCAACACCCCCCACCGGGTTGTCCGGTGTCGGGGGGAGTGCTCGCAGCGTCGTCATCCCTTGAGCCTTGCCGTGGCTCCAGTGCGTGGTTCGTAGTGGCCTGACCGTTGCCGGTCTGAGAGGCGTCATCCCCCACGTTTACGCTGCAGTACGACGGCCCTAGCAGGCTCCGATCTCTTGCTCGTCTGAGTGTGGTCGGTGCCTGTCACGCCTGCGTGTAGAGGGTGATCTACGGTGCGTTCCTGGGAACCCGCACACGCTGCCGTCTCGCCGTTCGTCCCCCTGCAAGCTGCGCCCCCCGGCCCTGGGACGACCAGGGTGCGGGGGTTGCGATGCTGCGGCCCTTACGGGCGTGGTTCCGAGCGGCTCAGGTGCGTGTGCAGGAGGAACCCTGGACTGCGTGTCGCCGTCGTGTCGTTTCTTCGCCCCCCGCCCGGTGCCCGTGTCCGGTGCGTGTGCAACGGTGGCGGCGAGTGTGGCTACCGGCGAGCGTGGTGCTCGCACGGCGCGGTTGGTGGCGGGCCTGGTGGCTGGCCGATCTCGCCCGAGCGGGGGTGCTGTGTTGTCAAGAATCCCCGGCCCTCGCCCCCGTCGCCGGGAGCTACTGGCCTTCGGTCGCAGTCCTGCGGCGACGTGAATCAAGATAGCCCATGGGGGGTGCCGTTCCTCGTCATGGGCGTGTGACATTCGTCACATCGCCCCCCAACATCGCCCCCCAACTTATTGAGAATGATTCTATAGAGGAATAGATCTGAGAACGGTTCTCGTTAGCTATCAGACGGGATCATTCTCAGGTTAGCAATGGTTCATATCCCATATCGGGTGTGTTTCCTACCATGTGATAGCAAGTCCTAACTGTCCATGTTAAGTAGGCCTAACTATCTGATCAAGTGGGGGGCGGTTCCAGGGGTACGGTGTGACAAATGTCACATGAAACGGTGTGACAAATGTCACATGAAATGGTGTGACAAATGTCACACCATGGGCTGTGGATAACCCTGTGAGGCGTCCATTATTTCAGGATCTGATCTGAGCCTTATGGCATATGGGCCGTTGGAGTTATCCACAGAAAAACGTTGCCCCCTAAGCTCTTAGAATCTCATTTTGGTATGACGGGGGCGCAGAGGGGGGTCGACGCCTTAGAACGCAACACAGGCGGACTCAGAGGATGTGACCATGGTCACATGGGGTGTGTTATCCACACCTTTATCCACAGGGTGTGGATAAGTCGTCGGTGATTGTGGATAACCTTGTCGGTGTGACAACTGTCACGTGACAATGGTCACACCACTCCACGTATCGCCCCCCCCTGTGTATAACATGGGGATAGAGGCTGGGGATAAGGGGGGTCAGGTTATCCACACCCCCCCCACCATAAATTGGGGATAACCTGTGGATAAGTGGGTAGGTAACACACGGCACCCACACCCAAAAAGTGGTCCAATAGGCCCCCAAAGTGGTATGATAAGGGTATGACCATTAAAAAAGGTGCCTATGTTCGGGACGCTAGCCGATGGAATTCGGTTGGAGAAATACACTACAACCACGCTTCGTCGGACTCACGCCCCCAACCGTCTAATATCGCCCCCGATGAGCATGATATGGACAGCCACGTGGTTGTAAGCTATCGCCCCCCTGCGGACGTTTATAGAAACTGGAACGATGAGGATGAAGTGGTGTCGGACACTTGGGACACGTCGGGTATTCCGTCGAAGATCGTACAGCCGGAACAAGGCCAACAAAAGCTCTTTGACCACTTCAACTCCCCCGGTTCGGCAACCGTAGTGAGCATGGGAGGTACGAACACCACCTCTGCTAAGGTCGCTGGCATGAACCTCCTAGGAATTGCCCAAAATGACGCAATGAAGAGAGGCTACTCGCTCACTCCAGACACGGACCTGAGTGAACACTCGGACAATCTGGTGGGTAGACTGAAAGATAAGGGGGCCGTTGATAAGGGCTTTGAGAGACACGCCACGAATTCGGTAGGTTTCTGGAGGGCACCGAAGGGAGACTGGTCTGGTGGAGAAGTTGTTTCTCCAGGGGAAGTAAACAGGGGCCGCAATACGGTGCGGTCTATCCTCGGGCGCAAGAGTGACGCTCGACAGACTCAGAAACAGGAACAGGAACAGTTGTCGCTGGATACCTGACCGTTATAGGTCCTGTACCTATTGTTATACCTATTGTTATACCTACGCTGATAATTATACCTCTGAGAAAATGGTTTCGCAGTCGGCGTCTTGATAGGTAAGCTATACTCTATACATGTCTACTCACTCACACCATAGGGGCGCGCTTGATGAGTGTTATTAACGATACCCAGTTCACGTACTCTACCGTAGATACGGGGGGCGGCTACCGAGAAGGTCACAAGGATGAAAGATAATCTTTCTTCCCAGTTCGCCATGCAGCCTGACGGTCCTGTGTACCACGGCAGCGGACATGGGTTCTCCCCAGGCGACACTGTTGACCCTACTCCTGACACCATTCATATGAAAGGTGAGAGGGCAGCGTTCGGGGCCGATAGCACATCCACAGCGAGCTACTTTGGTCTCAAGGGGGCTGCGGAGCCACGTGAAGGTCAGGGCCGGTTGTTTGCCAGTGTCTACGAGGTCGGTCCCAAGAGCGAGTACGAGGTCCACCCTGCGCTCCATATCGACATCGAGAAGTCGAAGAAGTATGCCAAGGACGGTGACCCTCGGGTCTACATGCCTGAGTCCAATACACTGCCCATCGACCGTGAGGGCTTTGAAGTGAAGAGACATGTAGGGTTCGTATTCCCGAGCGAACGGCGCACCAAAGACGGGTATCACATCTTTCAGGAGACAGCAAATGAGACGAGTTAGTCCTAGTACCTCGGCAACGGGCGGCGAGCAGCTCAAAATGTTTATGACCCCCAAAGAGATTACGAGTAAGTACCAGCCCCTGGACGGAGATCGTATGCAGAAAAACGAACACGGGTACTACGATCATGTTCGTGGATGGATGGGCGACACCTCGGGGACGTTCCGTTCTCACAACACTAAAGGAGACCCTAACTATACCCATAGCGGGTTTTCCAAGCCCCCACGAGAGGGGGGCACTACCTTTCCCTATAAGTACAACCCTGGGGAAGAGACTGACGAGGAGCTATGGAGCCGAAAGTTAGAAGAGTCCCAAATGAGGAAATCGGACTATATGCACGCCATTGGGGGTACTGAGCAGGTAAAGGAAATGGAGCCTGGCTACACCGATGCTCACGACCACGTGGGCGATCGTGACGGCTACCCTGAATACCGTACTGGAGGTACCAACACGTACGATGAGGCACTGGAATCGTTTGATAACCGTGTCGATCAAGAGTACAACGACAGGGTTGACAACTATTACAGCTTTGGTAACACCCTACACTCTAAGATCAAATCCGAAGGAGTAAAGAACCCGGTGCATCTAGGTCAGACAAAGGGGATGAAGGGTAAGCCTCAAATAGTGGGGGGCCACCACCGTATTGCAGCGTCTATGGACATCGCCCCCGACACCCTCATCCCGGTTGTACACCACAACGACATTAAAGAGGCTAGGTCTAAAGGATCTTCGACCGATCCGTACCCCTACACCTAGCGGTAGTGGTTTGACAACAGGGTACGACGTGGTATGATGTGTACATGACTCTGAATAAAGACCAGTTTGAGCAGCTCACCCTCTTCGACAAGGACGACTACAACAGCCCACCCCCTGAATTAGGAGAGCTGTCAATGGATGACTGGGTGGACAAGACTAACCCTGTCTACCACGGCTCCATGCGCTCAGACTGGACTAAGGCACCTGTACATCATTTTGGTACCAAAGACCAGGCCCTTGCGCGTATCGAGGACATGTCTTCCAGCATTGCTCATAGTGCATCTGACAACAACAGGTACTACGGGGTGAAGTCGGATGATCCGATGACGCCGGTCAAAACGGAGCATGAAGGGCGTATTTACGCTCGGCGGTTGATCGACCAGACTCCTCGTGAAGACCCCTCTATGGGGATATCTAAGAACCTTCCAATGTCTGACCAGCAAGCTAATGCTGCTGAGGTTGGCTTCCGGTGGGAAGAGGGGGCAAGTATTCCTCCGTCTACCGAGGGCAGTGCTGGAGTGCTACGTCCTGATTATGGTGTACACGGTGATGGGGGGAACGAAGCACTATTTGATAGGAATGAGCCGGGTGCCCGTACCGCTAGACAGGGTATGAAAGATATGCAACAGGGCCATTCCATATCATATAAGAACGAGTACGAGGATGGAGGCTCCTCAATGCCTTCGTACGTAGCGCCCCCCGAGGCAACTACCTCCTGGGAGCGGGATGTGTTAAAGGCCCCTCGGGCATCAGAGGATGCAAAGAGATACGCCCGACAGCGTATCGACTCCGGTAAGGAAGGGTCTGTACCTTTCAGAGAGCCTCATACAGGGTCTTTCAAAGACATGGCCCCCAACATTAGCTCCTACCAGTTCTCCTCGGCAATGTCGAGTGCTGAGAACCAGGGGGCAGTTACTCAGAAGATTGAGTTGCCAAAAGACTAATTATATGGTAGGCTACGCCCCATGATTTACGACAACTACAACTTCCCTACAGAGTGCCCTGGATCAGGTAAGAAAGCGATCAACGGGGACGAGTGCCCTGAGTGCGGTTTCATCTGGACCAAGTTCACCTTTAATAAAGTGCCAACGCACGGTGTTAAGAAGTCAGTGAAGGTGCCGTCGTGACTGGAGTATGTAAGCACCCAAGCGTACGCACCATCACACGTATGACAGGTCCCCCTGCTAAGCATTGTCAGGTGTGTGGTGAAAACCTTACCAATAAGAAGGAAGGGATTAGCAGCATGTTCGGAGGAGAAGCTGATCCTGACAAAGAGGATAAGTCCTGATGGCTAACTACGCATTCAGGTGTAAAGAGTGTTCTAAGACTCTTAATGGTGAGGACCGTGAAAGCCCCCCACAGTGCTGCGGTGTTATCTCCAGACGTTCCTATAAGGATGAGTCTGTTGTAGCTAACTTTGTCGGCGGGGGCTGGGCCAGGGGCCGATAATACAGTAGTGTGTGAGACTCTTCTACATGAAGAAAAAGGGTCTCCAATTCCGTCGTATAGACACCCCAGTCAAGTTAAGCGACGATCGCTTAGGCGCACCCTAAGGTCGGTCCTAGGCAAAAGACAAAAGTCACAAGGTGAGCAGGGTACACTTTTTAGCGATAATTAGAAGGGATATCATATCCCCTCTAAAGGGATATCAGGGGTACACCTCGACCGCGACAATTAAACCATCAAGTTTATATCCCTGATATCCCCTAGACCATCATTTTCCTATTCAGCTCTTAGAACGGGAAAATGATGGTCCAAATATGGTAACGATTACACCAGTGGGACTTTACCGGATGGGACAAGCTCCCCCAACGCAATCACCGTCGTTGGAGTCTCCGTGAAGAGTGGTAGTAGATGAGTTACTCAATTCCAGAAGAGCAATAGCCCAGTCACCCTTAGACACTGAAGTAATGGGCTGCTGGGGGCGGCTGAGAGCAGGGAACACAGTGGCACCCTTAATACGGTGAACGTACTCGTATAGTGTCTCTGTAAGGAGGTCAGGGTTAGTGTCTGGCGGGATCTGGGCCGTAGCAGAAATAGCTTGACCATCAAGCCCCCCACAGAAGGTGTCCTGTAGAGATGCCTGAACTGCCAGGAAGCTACCGACACCAACCTCGTCGGACTGCTCGATGAGTTCCTCCGCATGGCGGTCGAGGATGATGTCTTTAACAGGGATAGATACGACCTTGGTATGGGCAGCGTAAATGGAATCCTCAATAGGGTATCCGGCGTCGATCATCTCCTGAAGCGTGGGGGCGGTGTCAGCGTACTGGATACGACGGATGAAGTACCGGGCGTACACTGGGTGAAGCCCTGCCGTAGTACCCCGTAGCTGTGCAATAGAGCCAGTCGGGGCAATAGCTGTAACCTTGATCGGCGCAGGGAGACCAAGCTCCTCAGCCAGGGTATCGGCGGCGTCACGACACGCAAGACGATACTCTACCATCTTGTTCATTAGATCTTCGCTGTCAGGGAACTCGGTCAGCTTGATACCATGGCTGGCGCACCAACCCTGGAAGCCCATGATGCCCACACCGAGACGGCGGTTGCGGAACTCAATCTCAGCCTGGTCAGCGTCATAGATGGGGGCGAGCGTTGCACGGTACAGGAATCGTGACATTAGGCGGAATGCCTCAATAGTCTCCGTATGGTTGTTTCCGATGGCATCCATGTCCACCGATCCCAGGTTGCACGACTCACCGCTGGCAGAGCCTTCACCTGTCTCAGGGTCGTAATGCTCTTCTAAGATGGCCTCTCCACAAGGGTTGGTGGCACCCACGTCCCGCTTCTCTCCTACCTGAGCGAGAGATAGGTTGTAGATACCCGGCTCGCCGTCAGCGGCCATACCTTCTGCGATAGCGTGGAGAACCTCGGAAGCGTGAGCGTCTCCACCCTCAAGGGCTGCGTGGAAGTCATCGTCCAGAACAACAGAGATATTAGTGCTCCACGAGACCGAGGGATCATTGCGCTTATGCTTGATGAAGTCGAATACTTCTGGGTCATTCCAGTTAAGCTGTGACATACGGGCGCTGCGGCGGGTACCGCCTGCGACGATTGCAGAAGCGATGTAGTGGTCGATGACCATGGCGTCGATGGCCGACATAAGGGTGTCAGTTTCAACCTTTTCAAGGATAGCCGAAATAGAAACGAGTGAGCCTGCAAGAGGCGATGGGCCGGATGCCCTACCACCGAACGCACGGAGAGGGGCACCATGTGGACGAACTTCTGTCAGGTCAAACACAACATGGTGATCTCCTGGGGTGTGGTACAGGCGAATAAGCTCAACCCATGCGTCAACCCAACCCTCTCGGGTGTCCTCAACTACGAACGGAAGCACGTTGAAGTCTTCGTCCCCAATCCACATACCGTCAGCAGACGACTTGACTGATGCGTAGTCATCGTGGCTCTCCGAAATGGTGACACGAACGTCCACATTACCGACGACGTTACCACCACGCTCACGATAGAACTTGGAGTAGTTTGCACCGACACCGCCACCCTGGAAAAGCTGTATAGCCAGGAATCGGAAGTGGTCTGTAATATCCTTGCTCCAGCCTGCGCGGTGACAGTTCTTGAGGGCCGCACCCGGTACGCCAGTCATCCACAGATGACGACCTGCGGGGACGATCTTGAAATCGTAGATCATGCGGAACAGGTCCAACACCTCACACGGGCTGGTATTAATCCCCATGTCGTCTGCGTACCCAATGTTTCCACTGACAACACGACGCACGGTGTCACCCCACAACTCGGTGGTACGAGACTCGGGGACCTGCCAGGTCCAGTTATCCACCACCAGGCCCGAGGGATCGATGATGTCCCTAGAGTAACTTCTCTCAAAAACCTCCCGACCAACCGGCCCCCACTGGGGGGCAGGAAGATCCTCTGCAAGGATCTTGTCATCCATAAACGAGGTGATAACTTCGTCTGTGAGGGCGGGCGGGGTAGCGAGAGAGGAGTCTGTAAGTGTCATAGGACAAGCTATTCTATCGGCTAGGATTGACGTTTTCAAACACACAGCGAGGTAGTAATAAGTTAATCTTGCAATTATTTGGAGATGGGTTGTGATATGATATCTCTATGCTTTCAGACCATCAATTCTCAAACTCCAAAGACTTCAAGTACCCACAAGGGTCCCGGCAGATCTACCCGAACCAGGGAAACATGGGTGCAGCCCGTCACCCCGCAGACGTTATGAGTGATGGTAACGCCAACGCTCCTGATACGCTTTTGGACTCTGCTCGTGGAGGCGGTGTGGATGGGGACGGTTACGATAACCAGTTCCCAACTGCGAACCCTCACGTCCTGGAGCCTCTGCCCGAGGGCTTCGCTGAGGGGAAAGTAGGAGAACGTTACAAGGTAAGTGGACCCAGCAACGCATTTGATAACATGATGGGTTACCCGATGGAAGCCCTAGACCGGTTCCCGACCAGCTACTATGAAGGTGGAGATATGGGAGACGGTGGAGATATGGGAGACGGTGGAGACGGTGGAGCGTGAGCTACCAGGGCATAAACAACAAGTCCCTGGTCAGTTAAAGTTGAATATATAGGACTATGAAGGATAACCTTTCTCAGCAGCTATCGTTGTTCGACTCGTCTGAGTACCAGACTGCCGCTAAACGCCCTGGACAGAAGAGTATGGACGAGTGGCTAGCGACGGAGAACCCGATCTACCACGGCTCTGGGCGTTCTGACTTCGGGAACGCCCCCATGGCTCACTACGGGACCAGGGGCCAAGCTGCTGACCGTGCAGGGGCGCTCCCCCTCGGTGGTGACGGCACCTCCCAGCGTGCCAAGAGCCGTGCTCAGTACCTGGGCGAAGCGTACGACAACTACGACTTGTTTGACGATGTGAGCAAGCCGTCTGGAGACACAGCTAGCGTCTACGCTCGCCGCCTGACCAAGAAGAAGGCTCCCGGTGTGTTCACTGACCGGGAGGCTAACGCTGCCGAGTACGGTGCCCGCCTAGAGAGTGGAGAGTACGAGGACGAAATACCGGAGTCCATCGTAGAGTCTGCGGGCGATATGGCCCCCAGGGATAATTATGACTCCCTTGAGTGGCAAAATGGGACGGCTAGGGCGCAGGCGGGTGCCCGAGCGCTACACCAGGGAAGGCCCATCCAGTACCATAATTACATCGAAGGGGATAACCTTGAAGACACCGAAGAGACTCCTGGATTCAAGAAGAGCATCATCGCCCCGCGCACCGCAGTAACCTCCTGGGAGAGGGACGTACTAGATGACCCTGGGAGCACTCCTATGGCTCAGGATTTCGCTTACAAGCGTATAGAGAAAGGTAACGAGGGTAAGGTACCTTTCCGGTCGGCTGTCTCAGTTAAGAATAGACCTTATCAGGAACCTCTACCCCTCTCCACCTCCACCGGGGGTGCATTGGTCGGGCGCAGGATAGGCATGGGACCTCAGTTCCGCACCATTATAGAACAGCGCTACGACGATCGGGGGCGGGCACAAGGATGAACTACATTAGCGAAGACGACCGCATCGAAAAGGAGCAGGCGTACCGCCGCAAGCTGCGAGAAGCAGCCAGCCCGAGTCGAAAGATGGATCGTAACCTATCAGACGGACAGTTCAATAGTATGAAGGAACGTCACATCGGCAACGCTCTAGCAGCGTTTGACGAAGCTCAAGCTAGTGGTGATGCGGAACAGTCTTAGCGTCTAGGTCTACTACTACCGTAAACCCGTTACCAACCTTATCGTCTGGGTCCTGGATATCAACAACGTCCCAAAGCCCCGCATGGTTGAGCATCTGTTTGAACAGGGGAGGTGTCCACCTCGACCAGTGTTCATCGATACCTAGATCCTCGGGTTCCCAACCATCCCCATGTACTGGGTGGCTTTTACGAACATGCATCTCGTGCCGAAGGAGGGTGTCTTCTGGAGTAGTTAGAGGTTTACCCACGTCGCTAGGGAGGGAATCAGGATGGGGACAAATGATAAACAGGTACTTCCTGGCTACTCTAGACCATTCTTCTAAAGCACCGAGGGGGTCGAAGAGGTGCTCAATAACATGCGATGCGAGTACAAAGTCGTACGACTTGTTATCGAAAGGTAACAGGTTACCGGGGGCAACCACGTCTACGGGCAGAGCTTCTCCGCACAGGTCAATCTGAGACTTGTCGTACATAATCCTGTGGGGGCTACCTGGCTTAGTAACGTCTACGTTGATAGTATCAAGTCCAAATGGGTTGTGGGCTGCGCCCCCAATCTCAACACCTACGAGACCGTCTAGGTACTGGTGAGCGAGGGCAGACTCCTTGAACTTCATCGCTCAGGGACGAACACGGCATCGCCTGGCATTGGATCAGGGTTCCACTTGAGAAGTAGAGGCTTGTGAATATACACCGGGTGCCCTGGGAACATGCGGCGTATAAGGAGATCAGTGGTCTCGTCTGTGTAGACGGTTACGCGACCCGCCTTACCTGGGACCTTAATAGTGTCCCCCGCTAACCATTCAGATGTAGGGTTAGCGTCCCTGAGACGTTGGTGATGCATCCGGCTGCCGTACAGTTTACCTGAGAGGGAGAGGGCATCCTCACCTTCCCGCAGTACGTAAAGCCCTTCGTCTACCTTCACTACCTCTTCTACGTTACTCATCTGGTGTTCCTTTCATAAACTCAGATAGTTCTTGCGGGGACATATTAAGTAAAACATGTTTAACCTTGGCTAAGTCAAGGCGTTCTGAGTCAGACAGGTCAGGGACTGACAGTCCCATCAGACTGTTAACTTTGTCGTCTGCCATCATCGTCCCCATCTTAGCTGAACAGCTTTTCCATGTCATTATCTCCTTCGTAGTCTTGTACCCACAGTATACCTGGAAGGGTATACAAAGTCAACCTGAAAATGGACATAAGGGTGCATAAACCTAAAGTGTTGACCATGTTGCTTCCTTCGCTCCCGCTCAGTCAGTGAGAGAGATTAACAGTGATCTTTCTCTATCTCTGCGAGCGGAAGCGAGTAGAGAACACATGCTCACCATAACTGTAGACATAGTTATGCTTACCACTGAGATGCTTTCACTTCAGTTCCGGTAGTTTTATAGACAGCCTGAATGTTCAGGCTCGACACTCTGTGTCGTCACCGTTGGTCTAGGTTCACCCGTGTTAAGGGGTTGGTTAAGATACACCATCTAACGGGGGTTCCTCACGCTAACGAAGCGGGGGGCTTTACACCTTGTCAGGCTTTCTCAGGTTAGCCACACCTGGGGTTCTTAACCCCGGCTCAGTTGTTCGGTGAGAGGTACTATAGCGGACCCGTCTCAGCTTTGCAACCTTAGACGTGCAAGTTTTCTCAGCCCCCCACGATGTGACTGTGTGGTAAGCTATCAGGATGGCTGCTAAGACTACTCGTTACCATATCAATCGAGGTGAAGTCTGGGAACGGTTAATCATCGTCAAGGACTCGTGGACGCACCGTGTGCGTAAGCCTGAGTCTGCCGCAGCTACGATGCTCTACGAGGGTAAGAAATACATCATCCCCCATGAGCTGACGTGGGAGGGGGGTATTCTCCTCTCGATGAACGAGTTTAACACAGAGTGGCTCAAGGACGGTACTTACCCGTTCGATGTTGTGGCAACGATTAGTCGCTCAAACTATATGTACAAGGGTGATCCGAACGAAACTAAGGTCGTTAGCAAGGGAACCCTCAAGGTCTCGACGTACGAGAACATTTCACCCATGCCTTCCGACACGATGGCAGTTCAGCCCCTGGAAGAACTGCCATTGACCGGCCCCATGAAAAAGCGTAAGAAGAAGGTATAGCTAACGTTAGCTATTGTTATTCTTACAGACTAATGGTATACTGTAGGGGTGTCAGCACGTAAGAACGGTCTAGGTGATTGGGGTCGGGAAAGGTGGAAGTCTATTGCAGACCCATCGACATCGACCGAGGATGAGGTCCTTAGTAGGACGCTGTTTGCCAACACTAGCGGGAATACACTCTCTGGTAGTGGTGACACTATCGCTGGACACCAGCAGTCTTCTGATGGTCAAGACGGCGGTCACGCTCTAACATCCACAAAGTGGTACTTTCCCGATAGCTCCAGAGTCCTTGCATACCAGTACGACTATGATACTAAGGACATCCGTGTCCGCTTCATCAAGTACGCTACTCCCTGGATCTACAGTAACGTGCCTGTCTCTGTGTGGGACGGTTTCCATAGTACCGACTCCAAAGGTCGCTACATTAACTCGACCCTTAACCATTTTCCTTATCGACGTGCTACGGCACAAGAAGAGGCTCAATTCTTTAACGGTGTATAATTGAAAGGTTCACAAAATGACTACTTTTATCTTGATCGCCCTATTGGTGGCGTCCATTTCATTCAACATTTACTTACTGTTCTACAACACCATGAACAAGCTCCAGGCCATCACGTGGCTCCGCGTCTACTGGCTTGTCAGGGATACTGGTTGGGACGATGACCCCCGGCTCTGTCGAGCATTCATGCGCCAGAACTCTGCCCCCTTCTGGAGAGGGCAAGGTATTCAGTTCCGAAGGAAGAAGTACATACTGCAAATCGGCATCCTTACAGGAAAGGGGAAGAGCCGCCTGGACCAGCTAGACGGCAGAGAGCTGTCCGACTCGCCTGAGGAGATTCGACAGTGGGGATGAGAATTACACGCTCTATCGACCCCGCAGCGTACAAGAGAGCACAGAAGCTGAGCAACGAAGAGGCTGTTCGATACTTTGACAACAGCATCATGGCACTCGGCCAGTCATTCGACGCATGGCGAGGTAGTAGCTCGTTAGACAATGCGACCGGCAACTCAGCAGAGGAGGTTCGCATGTGTGTAGATGCGATTGTCGCCCTGTGGACTGAGCTTGAGAACCGGGGACTAACGTGATCGACAAACTAGATAAGGAGAATAACTATGGCTGACAACCGAAAGGTAGCCAAACCCCGAAAGACAGCAAAATACTATCAGGACAACCCTGACGCCCGCAAGAAGAAAGCGGAGTACATGAAGGAATACGATAAGAAGGAGTCTGTCAAGGACAAGAAAGCTGAGCGTCGTACTGAACGTCGTAAGCGGGGCATTGATGGGAAGGGTGGTCCAGACATGAGCCACACCAAAGAGGGCAAGCTCGTAGCTGAGGACCCCTCCACTAATCGCGCCCGTAACAGGGGTAAGAAGTAGAGCAGATACCCAAGAAAAGTGGACATCATTGCATTGAGAGTGTTAATATGGTAGGTAAATCTTCACCCGACTCAGAAAGAAGCTAGATCATGGCATTACCCGCTGTAGCCGCTATTGGAGCAAGACTCATTGCAGGAACCGCTGCTCGTGCAGGTGCAGGTGCCGCTGCGAGGGGGGCAGCTTCTACAGCTACCCGTTCAGTAGCATCATCGACAGCCTCAAAGACCGCCCAAATTGGTGGTCGTATGGGTGCTCGGTCTATTATGAGTGGAGTCGGCGGTGGAGGTTCCCAACCTGCTACTCCTCAACCTGCTACTCCTCAAATGGCAGCGCCCCAAACACCTTCGACTGGTGAGTCTTATAAGCCGGTGTACGGTAGCTATAGTGGAAACCCAACGACATCATGAGTGACGGCAAGACATCTAAGTATACTCGGGGAGGTATTACCTTCTCTGGTTACAACAAGCCTAAGAAGACCCCCGGTCATCCAACTAAGTCACATGCTGTCCTCGCTAAAGAGGGGGAGACCGTCAAGCTCATCCGTTTTGGTGAGCAAGGTGCTAAGACTGCCGGTAAGCCAAAGGCGGGCGAGTCAGAGGCTACAAAGAAGAAGCGTGCATCCTTTAAGGCCCGACACGGCAAGAACATCAAGAAGGGTAAGATGTCGGCTGCTTACTGGAGTTCCAAGGAAAAGTGGTAGCTTGCACAGCAAGCAGCCAATAGGGGGAAATAGGGCGCGTCATTTGGCGAAATAATGACCGGTTATCCCGCGTTAGATCAATTAGAGACTTTTGACCTAGATTCAGTTCTCATAGCTGTAATTGTGTTACACTGTTCTTTATGAAACGACGAGAAGAAACTCCTTCCCCTGTCACCGATGACGACTTCGCTAACTTTGCTGATGCAGATGAGCAAGACGCTGACGGCGATCCCCCAATCAACTGGGAACGCCTTGAAGAGCTTGCTGAAGTATTCGCTAACAACACACCGCTAGAGGCTCTCAAGGCTATCTACGGTGAGAAACTGGATGTGCCACAATGAGTACCTGGCTTTTGAACCTTCCTACTTGGCTGCGTGAAGGTGGCTTGAACGTCGAGGAGTATCCCGGTTGGGAGACTCGCTCACGCTCATCAGGCGGATATGACGCCGTATGGGCTATCGGAGTTCACCATACCGCTTCTAATACGTCGCCCGCTAATGACTTGAACTACATGTTGAAGAATGCTGACGCTAAGCCAATCGGGGCCTTGTACCTGGATCGCACCGGAACCGTGACTGTCTGCGCCGCTGGGGCCACGAACACGCAAGGAAAGGGTGGTCCGTACAAGACCTCTAAGGGCACTATCCCGAAGGACGCAGGTAACCGGTACATGCTCTCCATCGAGGCGGCTAATTCTGGAACTGGTGAGCAGTGGCCCGAGGTCCAGCAGGTCGCCTACACCAAGCTGTGCCATATTCTCGTCACGAAGCTCGGTCTGTCGTGGGGCGATATCGTCGCCCACTTTGAATGGACGAGCCGCAAGTATGATCCAGCGGGCAACTCCAAGTACGCCAAGGGTGGCGCACTGTGGGACATGGACAAGTTTCGTGGCGACTGCTGGTTGGCATATGCCGACGAGACTCCGCCACCACCGGCTCCTGAGCCTGCTCCCGAGCCGGAACCAGAGCTTCCTAAGCCGCCCCCGGCGGAAGGTGTTGAGCAACTGGATACTGCCCAGTGGTACGTTAAGAAAGGCGACTCTCCTTGGAGCGTAGCAACGGTTGTTTATGGTAACGGTGCCGAGAACGGCAAACTCGACTCCTCTAAGTTCAACTCGTATTCCACGGCAAACAAGCCGGTATTTGTTGACACGCCAGGTGTGAAGGGTACCCGCACGACCGTCCAAGACGGCGAGGGTGTTGCTTCAATCATTCGGCGTCTTACGGGTACGACAGCCTGGCCCAGCACTCAACTGTTCGACACGTTTGCCGATTGGAACGGTGGCAGTGGCCGTACGTTCTTCCCCGGTGACGTTGTGAACATGCCTGTCTAATGAAGTTCTCTGCCCCGCTACTCATAGTTGCTGCTGGACTCCTGGCAGGTGCTGTAGCAATCGCAGAGAGCGACGGAAGCTCCCAGGCTATGCTTGCTGGCGGTGGACTCGCTGCCGGTATGGTGGCGCTTGGGGCTTACATTGCAGGAGATCAGAAAGACGACGAAGAGTGAGTAAGACCTTTATACATCCTTTTAGAAGTTAAGGCATCTCTCTACAACTATCGTATCTGCTAGTTATCCTGTGTATACGCACACTTATACACTACTTGTCTATACTCCTTGCATAATACGTAAGTTCCCTTACCCACTATTAGTGGACGAACCCGACTACGGGTGCCGCCCGCTGTTCTGAAATAAATAGCCCCACGGTGTTGTGTTAAGTGTCGAGGGGAGTTATGGTGTCCTACATGGAAGCAACCAACAACAACAACAACAACACCATCGACCGACAGACGCCCGACGACCTGATGCTGAGCAACGCCGACGGGTACAACGGCTGGAAGAACCGTCAGACGTGGGCGGTCGCTCTGCACTTCGGCAACGACGAGGGCATGTACAAGTCGACTTGCGAGTGGGCGTCCGAGGCGCTGAGCGAAGCCAACGAGAACGGCCCGTACGAGAGCCACGGCGACTTCCGTGCCGATGCGATCCGCTATCACGCCGAGGTGTTGGAG